TAACTATTAACTATTTCTGTATTAATCTCTATTATAACCGAAATGGTCGTCATCATCACTATCTTCTTCGTAATCATCATCCATCATATCTTCGTCTTCATCGCCAAAACCATCACCATCTTCTGTTTCCGCTTGTACTGGTCCCTTTGTAACTCTTTTGTCTTTGTCAATCAGTATTTTTGACTGGATCTCTTCGACCATTGTCTCTTCTAACATATCCAATAACATTTCCATCGTAATTGTATCTTGTATACCATGTAATTTATGTTCTTTTCTCAATTGTTCTTCTACCTTTTTCAACTCATTTACAAACTGTTCTTCGTTTTTGTCTAAATGCGCTGAATACTTGAAGAACTCCTTCTTTAATCCAACGCCCCATGCGCCCAATTTATGCTTTTTCAATAAAGTATCTACCTTTCTCTCTGATGCTAATAAATCCTTTAATCTATCAGTCATCAAATATTTTTCTATTTCTTGTGATTTGAATTCAATATCGACGACTGATTGATATGTATATGCAATAGTAATTTTATGCTCGATCATCATGGTAATATATGTCTTAATGAGTTCATTAATCAAATTATCATCCTCTTGGAATGTTTCTCTGAATAATTCTTGATACGTATATAATATATTCAATAAATAATTCTCTAACAAAGAGAGAACAGTTTTCTCTTCTAATAGAGGCATGACCTTTTCTTTACCGTCGTGAATATTTGATAATAACGGAGTATTATTCATTAATGTAATAATAGGAGACGTTCTCTCTTTCACTTTATGTAACATATTACAGAACCATGAACCGCATTCACCTTCATTCTGTTGAATAATAAATATATCTGTTTCATATTTATTGTAAAATTTGGTCAATGCTTCATAATGTCGTTCTGTTATTTTTAATATTTGATTACTATCTACAGGTGACAATTTTAAATATTTCGGTAAAATATTCGAAAAAATATTCGATGACTGTTTGTCAAACTTATAGTCGATAAGCATCTTTGGAAAAACACTGGATATGAAATAAATATAATGTTTTATAAATACCGCTGTATTATAGACTGTTTGACCTACAGTAGAAAATAAGTTATTGAATCTTTCTTGAACAACAGATTTCTCTCTTTTTGGTAATTTACCAAAGATTTTATTCTTTAATCCAGTATTCGCCGTAATTATTTCATCAATGAATGCACTTCTATCTGAATTGCTAATTTGATGATATGCATTAGATATATCTATTTTATCCAACCATGTGCTTATCTTATCTAATATTGGAGGAAGCCCATCATGGGTAATATGTTCACTCTCATGAGTTGGATCCTCGCTCCACTCTACTTCTATTCTCTCATATTCTTCTCGAACGGTTCCGTTCAATATACGTTTCATATTTTCAAATGGGTTCATAACTCGTTCAGAATCAATATATAAATGAACAATATTGTTCTCACCAATATACTTTAATAGACCCAATAAATCTTCATTTTGATAATTCTTTCCACTTGATTTAATCTTTTCTATTTTTTGACGAATTGTATCATTAATATCAAATGCAACCGGTTTTTGTTTACAATGACATAATACTTTCAGTTTATCATTCATTGGTTTTAATGATTGAAAATGACAATACATGATAAATGCCATATAAATTGTTTGCTCATTGAATTGCATATTAATCGCAGGATATTTATCTTTCGAATTCTTTCTACAGAAGAGAGCAGGTGACATTGTCATTGCTCGTATATCCGCCAGTATATTTCCATCGGATATCGCATTGCCAATATATCTTTCGATATTTTTGTTTTCATTTGAAAAGTATCCAATGACAGTATTACCTTCTTTGCTCGATACACAACAAGCATTTTCTAAGTAATATTTTCCAGAAGTACTCTCCAATAATAACGTTTCTCTAGAAATTACTTGTTGAATAGAAACTACAATACCAAGAGAGAAGAGTATAATCTTTCCTCTCAGAACATTGATTTCGTCATATTGACTGCCATCTCCGCTATGTATTTTTTGCGATAATCTTGATTTGAATTCAGCATTTACATCTTCAATTTCATGTCTCATATGTATATCAAATAATGGTGGCAGAAATTGCGTCCATCTACTAATATTGTATTCATCATTCCCTTCCTCAACAGATTTCTCCAAATCGATTGTCTTCATATTTTTTCTGTGTTCAACCAAATCCTGTGAAATAACCTGGCCACGCACTAATTCCAAGTTCTCAATTACTTTATCTACCTTCATTGATTTCGATTTATTGAAGATTGTATTCCATGGACTACCTTGTAGTGTTTTTAAACTCAATAAAATACGAACAATATATTGGAATGTTTCTTTACCACCATCTGGTTGTAATGGATATTCATTCATTGTATAATTTTTACCATTGACTTTTATAATAGGCACATTTGTTTGTAAAGCAGTAATAAATGTAACGATTGTGTAAAATAAAAGATTTTTATTTACATATTTCATATATTCTTCTGTATCATACGTTTTTCCTTTTTTCTCATAAATCTTGATAAACTGATCTCTGGTATATATTTTACCCATTAATTGATGAACTAAATTTGCAATAAAATCATTCTGTGTCTTATCGTCGAGAGAAACTCTCAATGCACGAGATAATGTATCTATAATATGTATAATTGTTTTATAATGAATATATGTAATGTATGCAGGTTTCTCTCTTGATTGTGTTTGTATATCTGTAATTTCCTCAATCTCTTCTATATTTGATTCTGCCTCCAACTTTGATCTGGATGATGCTTTGAAACCATTTTCGTATCCTTCTTCTACATCATAATCTATTTTTCTAATAACATAACCACTATATTTATCTACCCATGAATCTCCGTCATCACTTATTTTACCTTGGAATTTACACAATTCTTGTATTACATTATCATAATTTTCACTATTACTAATATACGTATCTGCTAGAACATACAGAAATTTCGGTAGTAATTTAGTATTTGTTTTATTACAATAAAACCAGTATTGCTCTTCAGGATCGACAGAAGTATTCACACTCAAAGTGAGTTGTTCTTTGAATGTAATAATATCGCGCTGTAATTTTTCAAAATTGCTTTGTCCCAGAATGATATCTCGTAATTTCAAATAGGGCGATACTATGATTTCATCTTCGGTCTGTAATTCCCGCTTCATTTCTTCGCCCAACTCATACCTTTTATGTTCATATTTACCATATTGTTTATTTATTTCTATTCGTATAACTTTTGGAAGAATATCCTTGTAATATAAATAGTTCTTCTCAATCTCTTCTTTCAATTCATTTGTCTGAATTTCTATTGAACGATCAAACTCTTGTAGAACATTATCTATATTCTTTTTGGTGATATTCATTCGAACCATATCCATCGAAGAACAGTCGCCACTTTGTGCATTTTGCATACAATGTTCTTTCAACCCACATATAAATTCTCCAGAAAAGACACTGGCATCAATATCTTCTTCTTTCCAACGATCATCAGCTCTTCTATAATACTGAAAAGAATCCTGACCGATGCTATATAATGCAGCCATATCACCATCTACTATTTCACGAACCGTCGTATCCCGTTCACATGTTTGTCCCGAGTTCAGTCGTCGATCAAAATATATCGGCGACTTTCCGTCGTCGTTCTTTAAGTCGGTTTCATTATTATATACCTTGGCAATAACATACTTATTATCGCATTCGCCTGGATTATTCCACTCATCCATACGCTCTCCTTGAATACGAATCATCTCATCTGTCTTATTATGAACCAAAAGAGAGACATTTATTATTCTGTAAGATAACATTCGATGGAAATCAATCTTCGTTAAATATTGTAATAACTCAGATGACGTAGGATGTATATTCTTTGCCGTATCTACGTTCGCAATCCCGATCTCTGGAAATCCATATAAATTATATATTTCTGCAGAATCTGTCGTGTCTCTATCTATGAGATTTGCCAATTTACAACATTTCGATTTTATATATGATTCTCTATTATTCATTGTCTTCAGCCTTTCTTTCAATGTATTGAACTCAGTATTCTTGTCTCTCAACTGTTTCTTATATTCTCGACATTTGTTTTCTACGAATTTCTTTAATTCTTCATAAAATTTGAATGTCACATCGTCTTGATAGATTAAAAACGGTTCTAAGTAACATATAACATCCATAATCGACATTCGTCCTGTAACGTATTTTTTGATTAAATCAAACAAGATTCTTGACTGAGGTATAATCAAATTTAAATAAGTATCATACAAATTCTTATTCTGTTCAGTGTCTGCAACCGTATTTGTAACATAACTTGTCATCATCCGCTTTCCTATAAATGAAGTATTATCATACATTTGCTGTAAATTCTTCACGGTTTCTTCATTATCTAAATTATTTAAACTAATCGTCTTGATCAAATTATCATATTTTGATGTCTTTTTAAATATCTCTGAAAAATCAATGAATGAGTTACTAAGTCCCGATTTTTCCATTATATTTGTTCCGGGTAAGTTCACTCGAGAGAACTGAATCACTGGCTCGGGTAATGTCAATATACTCACTAGGTCAATGTGATCATTCGTATTATATACTTTCTCTCTTTCAACAGTCATTCTAATATCAGAAGTAATCTTAGAAGCATGTAAAACCATATCTTCTGGTAAATATACGCCTGTAATATATTTCTGTTCTTTAATATCATATGTTACATTCTTAGAACCTTTTGTTTTTTTAACAGAAACGTCGACAATATTTGACATAAATCGGTTACCATTATCAATCATTACATTTATATTAGGCGTAATAATGGGAATACTTGTCAATATATTAGACCTCTGTATATTGTAACGAAAAGGCCAAAAATATCTGTATAATTGTTGAATGAATTTAATATATCTGTTGTCAGAGATATTCGCCTTTTTAAACTCTTGCACAATCAGATTCAATTGATCATCTGGTTCATTTTTGTTTATTTCGACATCTTTATTTTTATTCTGTTGCATAAATAATTCCATAAATTCAGGATTTATTTCCTCTTCCTCCTCATCTGGTTCAGTCTCACCACCTTCTTTCGCAATAAGATTTAATACCTTCGTTTGAGTTCCAACTGGCACAATCCAATACAATGGACGCTTAAACGTCTTCAAGTTCTCTACTAGTGGTTTCCATTTAGCGCCTTTTTGGACAGCACCAGTAATATTACCATAACTATCAACTACTGAAAATTGTTGCCGTAATTGGCGAAATCGTTCAATAATCAAAGCAATATTAGATAATTCCTCCATTGTTCGCTGTGATTTAGGTAACTTAGATAACATATTATTCAATAAATCATTTTTCTGTGTTTCTATGTCATAACGATATTGAGATTCATCCGCGTTAACTAAATAAACTATATCTGCTACTTTCCCTAATGGAATCATCTCTCCAAATTCAAAAATCGGCGGTGACCGATATTCCTTTGTCGGTGTAGCATTATCATCATCATATTCTTCTTCTATATCTGGAACCATTTCAAAGAAGTTCTCTTCCGTGTATGGCGACGATATGATCTTCAAAGAAGAAATATGAAGGTTCTCTGATAACCCGTTATAATTGAAGTTAATATATAATGTATCCTTCTGTGGATGAGTCAAAATGGTAATCATATCTAGATCTTCCGGCAATTCTATAATTTTTGCAATGATTTCTTTTTGCTCCTTTTTAATATCAAACCGGATCGCTATCCAAGTGTCTACTATAAGCCCATTTTGTCTGGCGAATCCTTCTTCTTTTTGGCGATATAGTAATGCGATTTTTCCATTTACACGAACTCCATTATAAACTAACTCATATTTTTCGTCAATAGTGAATTCGATTTTTTCCAATGTTTCAACGTCGATTGCCTTGATTTTCTCTCTATCTATGTATTCAATATAATATTCATTCTTCATAGATCCTTCTGTCGTAATTTTTATAATATCGCCTAATCTTAACTCAATACTTACCATTTTGTCTCCTAAACTTTCACGTTCTTTGGTTGGGCTTTCTTCTTGCTCGCCTTTTTCAAAGGCGGTTTTAAAAGTTTGTTCTTGCATTATTATTATATTTACAGATAAATATATGTATTACATACCTAATTGATACTTTCCAATTTCTTTCAATTTCGCCTAATCATTTTAACATTATAATATAAAGACACAATGTTAATATTATAAAGTATCCGCCAAATGATCTCTATTGCTGAATTGATTTCAACTATTAATAATAATGACAAAAATATTATTATTAAAAAATATGGAGATTTCCATTTAGTATGCTATAATAAGAAGCAAATCGTTCTGGAAGAAAATGTATGTATGGATTATTATCGACATTTGCGTTCTGTTATATGTCGTCATCTTCCTGAAGATCCGAGTAATTTGGATCGCGGGGATCCTAGAAGTCCAACTATTTATTCTGTATCACCATCTAAATCAATTGATTATGATGTATTTAGTCAACGATATCCAATCATTGATAACAGTATCATTGTTGAAGATTTTATTGAAGGCACAATGATCAATGTATTTTGGAATGATGGAAAATGGGAAATATCTACAAAAACCACAATTGGAGGCAATTCAACCTTCTTCGGTGACAAAACATTTAAAACGATGTTTGATGAAGCAGCCAATGCAGTCAATTTAAAAATAGATTTGTTGGATAAATTTGTTAGTTATAGTTTCGTTTTGCAACATCCAGAAAATCGAATAGTGACTGCTTTTTACAAACCATCGCTTTGGTTAATCGAAGCATATCATATTTCACCAGATACAATTTACGCATTGAATACACGATCAATTGTTACTACCGATCCAGCATTTACATATTCTCAAGTTCGTACACCACAAATATATTCTGTTCTTTCATCTACATATGATCAGCTTTATACTTATTTTACTGATAAATCGACACCATATAATATAATGGGGGTTGTCATTCGAGATACGAAGACGAATGAACGAACCAAAATACGTAATCCCAATTATGAGAGTGTTCGTCAGTTAAGAGGGAATCAACCCAAACTACAATACCATTATTTCGTTCTGCTAAAAGAAAATAGAGTATATGAATTCTTACAATATTATCCTGAATATAAAGCAAAATTCAAATCATTTGGAGCAGAAAAAGACGCATATATACGCACACTATTTCATCATTACAAGTCTTGCTATATTCGAAAAGAACGCAAATTGGGCGATTATCCATCAAATTTTAAAACACATATGTATAAAATACACGAATTATTTAAAACTGTGTTAAGACCTAATGAACTGTATGTTACATTGAACGAAGTCATTAACTATTTCAATCAATTACAACCTCCTCTACAAATGTGGTCTATCAACAATTAATAATTACATCACAAAACAACGCAAAAATATTATTTAATAAATATGATTTCATATTTATTAAACAAAAAAAACAAAATGAATTACCATTTCATTCCCATGAATCCTTTCGATGATCTTTTGTGACGTCTAGTGCCTCTTTTTCGGTGTCGACGTCTACCTCCTTTTGTGATAGAAGCTGTTGGAGCAGTTGAACTCAAACTCGCAGTTGCTTTGTTTAATAATGAAGCTAATGTATTAGTTGCTGTATTAGTCGCTGAACCACCTCGGTGTTTACGTCCTCGATGTCTACGTCGTCCACCAGTCATTTGTGTCATTATAATATAAATAGAGATTTTATTTTTCTAAAATATCTATAAGTTGAGTGTTATTTGTAAAGAAAAAATATTTTCCTAAATAACCTTGAAATATTGAAATACTTATATTTACGCAATAAAAAATATAATATTCATTTATATATCATTTACAATACGTTTACCCACTAAATTAATCGATTTTATTAAATAGGGCCTTAATTTGTCTAAATACTTCTATGCTATCTAAAATACATACATCTATATTTTGCTTTATCATTTCCTTTGACGTTTCTTCAATATACGCAAGTCGTATGATACTATATGTATCATGTGGATGTAATTTTTTAAATCCACAATAACTTAATAATTTGCCATCACTTACATTAAATATTGACGAATACAACATATACTCAATCACTTTTCCAATAGTATAATCTTCATTTAACAGAATAATATCATAACTATTGCTCATCGTATTATCAGCAACAATGATGAGTTCTTCATTCGTTTTAATCAACGTATTTATATGATCTAAACGAGACATAATACTATCACATGCTTTTCGAATAAGATCCACATTTGTAAATACACCCAACGTTTGAATGATAAATTCGAAACTATTGTCCAATATAATGCGCTGACCTTCCAACAGTCTCCAATTGGCTTCCTCAAACTTAACATCAAGTTTGTTCTTTTCCCAATCCTTCTTTAACTTTGTCAACCGTGTTTCTTGCTCACTTACATCGACTGTGCATCCATATGAACATACTGAAACACAATTATACATAGCGCTTTCTTTTGATGTTCCATATGACAGTTTACAAGTAAAGTTCAACTTCTCTCCTGGAATAGAATCTGACAACTTGGGTCTTAAACTCGCAAACTCAATATAATGTTCTGTTCCATCTGGAGCAATCCATGGAGGAAATATTGTTTTCGTTGTCTCAGCATCCAACAAACTATCTTCTGAAATATCGCGAATGTGAAAGTCTTTCGTTGTCACATAAACAAAACTATCACTCGTGTTATTTTCAACATTGACTTCTAGCAAATAATTATCAATTGTTTTTGCATTGAGTTTTTCAATATGAATCGGTATACAACTCAATCGCTGTTTGAGTATTTCATTATTCATGCGACTCGTATTCGTAATCATATTTGCTGTATTTTCTTCTTGAGGAGATGTTTTGAATACCACTGTTGAAATATCCGACAACACTGTCCTCCGGACTGCATTAGCTATACTTACGTTCACATTGGATAAAGTAAACGTAAATATATCATCACTATTAGCGATGTTTTCGATTCTTGGTTGTTGAGACGACATTTATATTCTTTTTAATAATATTATATATTTATATTATAAATCAATTTTAATAAGTTAAAAAGAAAGATAGAATTACTTGTATTATTTCATGAGTTCAATATTTTACTATTCTAATTTTTGCGAACATTCGAAGAAATTGCTACAACATATAACGAAGACGCCAATGATCGATGATATACATTTTATTAGCATTGATAAACGAGTAAAGGATAGTAAAGACGGAAAAACGTATATTATTTTAGAAAATGGACAGAAAATTATCATGCCTGAAAATATAGACAAAGTCCCTGCTCTTCTTCTGTTAAATGGACAATTTAATGTATTATATGGAGAAGATATTTATAACTTTATAAAACCAAAAGAGAAAGAAATGGCTAAAATTGCCACGAGTAATAATATGGAACCAATAGCATTCTGTTTAGGAGGAGGATCATCTTATGGAGGAATCGTGTCTGATAATTTCAGTTTCTTAGATATGGATCCTGAATCATTGAAAGCAAAAGGTGATGGAGGATTAAGACAGACTCATAACTATTTCTGTATTAATAATGAAGATTCCAATGGCAATATATATACACCTACTGAAGAAACCAATTATAAACAACCAAAATTATCTGAAAACGTTACAGTTGAACAATTACAACAACAGAGAGACCAAGATTATGCCGCATTAAGTAAACAACAACGCAAAATATAATAAAATAATAAAAGATATTCACAATCAGAGAAAATATAAATTAATATAATATTTACAATCAGAGAAAATATAATTAAGTATTAAATCATTTAAATAAAACAATGATTTAATATAATGTCTAACAAGTCTTCAATTTTAACAATATTTAACAACCATTTTATTGAATTTATTGACGATGTTATAAGTATATTTCCAGAAGATGTTGATCTATTAACTATGAAAAACTCTTTTTCGTTAATTCGAAAAACAAATCCTCGACTGATTATCCAGGTTTTCCATAATTATGTGTATACCAAGTATTATCCTGAAATTGAAAAAGGAGATATACAGTTCTTCATTGAAAAAGATTATCGTGATGACTTGTCAAATAATGATAATTCGAATAAAATAATAGAATCAATCAATAGATTAAGAGATCCAATCAGACAAATGAATGAGAAAGATAAACTCAACACGATTAAGTATTTACAAAATTTGTGTAAATTATCTAATACATATATAATTTCTGCTGTTTAGTTCACAATTTGTATGATAATATGCTTATTATATTATCATAATATTATCAATCTTTCCCAAATGTTGAACAAATGGAGTTATTTTTGCTCTACTTTTTGAGGCGGGTTTTCATCTAAAAGAATTAATGCCATTGCTGCATAATTATGTAAATCCAGTAATGTGTCTCTAATTCCTTCATCATTTACCAAGTTGACGCCATTTTTTGTTATAGATAATGAGCGTTGTATTTTATCTTCGATTCGCATTAATACACCGATAACTCCATATTTAGCAAATGCGTCACCATAATCAATATTTTTTTTGGTAAATAATTCCAATCCATTCTGTTGAATTGTTTTCATTTGTTCAATGCGATTCATATACTTATTATATATTGATAATGTTTATATGAATTTTGCCACCAAAATAATTACTAATAAATATGCGCAATAAATGACATAATATCTTTTTATTCGTCAATGATTTAAAGAAAATAAGTGTGAAATATATTATGTTCGAGCCAGAAACTACGGAATCTTTTATTGATGAACTATTAACGCAAATGCCAACGCCAACACCAACCCCTACTGCAGAATTTAAGAAAATCATTAAGGAGTTTATTGGTGATATTAAAAATACTTTTCCAGAATATAACGGAATAATCGGTCAATGGTGGGATTTAAACACAGAAGATGAATCCGTTCTTTATATTTACAATTATTGTATGAAAGTATATCCAGAGAGACTACTTGAAATCCTATATCAAAATACTGACTTATTTTCAGAAGATACCAATTACAATACGGAATTTTTGCCTGGAATTAGTTTCAAGTATTTATGGGCATCTAATATTACAGATAAAACGAGAGAAACTATTTGGAAATACTTACAATTGGTTGTTATTTCTCTGATTGACACAATTAAAGATAAGAGTATTTTTGGAGATACTGCGAAGTTACTAGAAACAATTGATAACGACGAATTCAAAACAAAGTTAGAGGAGACGTTGGAAAATATCCAAACATTATTTACAAAGGAGGAATGTGAAGGTGAAACTAAAGACGATTCATCAAATACTGAACCAAAATTTAATTTACCTTCACCTGATGACATTCAAGGTCATATTTCTGGAATGTTACAAGGTAAACTAGGTGACTTGGCAAAAGAAATCGCTGAAGAAACCGCAGGAAGTATGAATTTTGATATGTTTGATGAAATGAGCGAACCAAAAGATATATTTAAGCAGCTCTTTTCGGATCCAAGTAAATTGATGGATTTGGTTAAAAATGTCGGTAGTAAATTAGACACAAAAATTAAATCGGGTGAAATAAATCAAACTGATTTATTCACAGAAGCAAGTGAGATGATGGGTAAAATGAAATCCATTCCTGGAATGGATAATATTCAAGATATAATTTCTAAGATGGGTCTTGGAGGTAAAGGACAAGGAAGTAAAGGACAAAGAGGACAAGGACAGGGACAAGGAGGATTAGAAGGATTAGAAGGACTAGCAGAATTAGCAGGATTCGGGCAACAAAATGGAAAAAGCAAAGGGACAAGAGTCGATCAAAATGCGATGGATCAACGGTTGAAAAACTTGAATACAAGAGAGAAAATGAGGAAGAAACTGGAGGAACGCCATATGAATAAATTAATGAATGAAGCGGCTGCAGAAATGCTTAATTCGAGTGCGGTTCAATCCTCTCCAATAGCAGATGAAGAACTGGTTTCTCTCTTTCAGGAGAATAAGAAAACAGATAATCCTAAGAAAAAGAAATCAAAATCAGTTGTTACTACGACGTCATAATCGAAAAAGATTATATAATATTCTATATATATGTCAACTAATGCTACTGCTTTTTGGGGAAATAATCCATCCGTTTTATTGAACAAAAATGAAGTTTTGGAACTATGGCCAACTGCCAATATGGATTATGAAAATAAATTAAATGCGATTGCCAGATTAGTTATATTATTGACATTACTTGGATATATATTTACCTTTTCTTTAAAAATCCTCGCAGCAGGAGTAATTACTTTATTCATCATATATATATTATATAAATCAAAATACATCGAAGGATTTAGTATTATCAATAAACCAGAGGTTACAACCGCAAACCAAGCGCAAATGGCGATTTTAGGAAATACTAAAACGGCTTCTTCCAAAATCATAAATCCAGAAACTCTTGAAGAAACAATGAAGGAAAATTATACAATGAATAATAGTAAGAATCCTTTTTCTAACGTATTACTTCCAGAAATTAAATACAACAAAGAGAGAAAACCGGCACCACCGTCTTTTAACCCTCAAGTTTACGAAGATATTACAACTGCTACCAAAAAAATGGTTCAAGAATTAAACCCCGATATTATAAATACAGATAAGCAATTGTTTGGAGATTTAGCAGAAAATTTTGAATTAGATCAAAGTAATCGTGTTTTCTATTCAACTGCAAATACCCGTGTAACAAATGATCAAGGTGCTTACTCGCAGTTTTTATATGGTAACATGCCCAGCTGTAGAGACAATGATACACTGGAATGTGTAAAAGATAGCTACCGATATACTTTATACTAATTTCATATATATTCGATATAATTATATCAAATATACAAAATATATTAAATATGCCGAATATTAAAATAATATGTATTAATATTAATGGCATTTGTCACGAACTACTCTTTTGATAATATGTCTAGAATCGGCAATGACTCTTGCTTTCAAGATCAAAATACTATACAGAATATGAAATATGCAAATTATAATTTAGAAAATTATTTTGCTGGCGATTGTTCTATGAAAATACCGATCAAATTCGCAACTTCACAGCCAGGTATTATGTATAATGGGACAAGTCCGGTTGGATCAGGTGGTTGCGTCGTAGATGATAGTTCGAAGTTATTATTTAGTCAGAATAGTAGCACTCATCCCAGAAGTAAGATAGACTTATATCAGAGACCATTTGCGACAGTTCCCTATTTAGGTAGAGGTTCAGTTGATCCGGTATTAGAATCGCAGATGCAACAAGGAGAGATGATTACTAATAAACGTACAGTTACTCGATTGCCAGAAAAGAGTTATTTGAAATATACAAATACACCACTTCAATCTAATATACAAAATAGAGTTACGAATCCAGCATATTGTGTTGAAGGTGTCGCATCAGAAGGATGGATTCGTGGAGGTATTCCATCACGTGAATTGACGCGTGATAGAGAATTCTTAAATAGACAACAATAATATAATCTTCATTGTATTCAGCTATCATAAATAAGTATTACAATTTATTAATTTAAAACAAATTTGACAATGTATTAATATATGTATAATTTTCAATTTATTCCAACTTATATGTTCTATGATCCTTCATTATGTTCATTTAACCCTATTAGTAGTCAATATATAGCAGATAAAACGGCACAAAAACATATTGCGCCAGAAGACGCTTATTATACAGAATCGTCTAGCCATTCAGATGATGACGATGAAAATGAAATTGATGTGAATAATTTATCTGATACATTTACCAGTAAATATTTATATGAAACTGAGATTTTACACGCATTTAATATAGATAAATTTAATGAAGCTGTGATTAACACGAAGATCGAAGAATTATACAATCATATTTGTAGTCTAAGAGAGACAAACCAAACTGCAAACGTATTATTGAATTATTCTCTATTTCTCTCTTCCAATACTTTGTTGACTGAAGATGAACATTCTGGATTTATTATTCTATTCTCGTATCAATTATTTCATATTACACATTTATGTATTTCCGATCTACTCTGCGAAGATTCTCAATTTATCTCTCGAACAAATATAGATAGTCTTATTCAGTCTATTCAGTCATTTACAAATTCAAATACGGAGACAAATGACAAATGACAAATAACGAATAAATAAACAATTATTATAATATAATATTATAATAATGGCTTCTACCAGAAATATCAATACTCCTGGCAACTACAATCTTGAACAACGCACATACAAAGAAAATACAGAATATAATTTATATTCTCATTCTGCTTATGGCGAAGCAGGTCACACAAATTTCGCGGGATTAGGTCTCATTCAAGGACATTTACCATGGAATAAACTCTCTCATAATCCTGTTCAAACAGAATCATTCTTGTTCGGTATCAATTCTACCAATCTCGTCAAACCAGAACTGAAATTCATCGCTCAACCGACTAATCTAAAAATGAAAAATTTGTATGAACCTAATCCAACAATTATGCCACTCCCTTTAGTCATCGAACGCAATCGACCCTTTCCTTGTCCTTAATATTCTGGTGCATGCTTCTTAAATATACAACCTTGCGATGTCAACCCCTTCACATCATTTGTAACAGTCGACGCATTTTGATTCTTACAATTCGTCATCCAAATCTTGATAATACAGAAATTCTTCTTCGGAGAAATTGTGATCCCTGTCACAGAAAAGACAAATTGATCATTTGTACTAATTACATTTCCAATTAACACATATGTCAAATCACGCCATACTTCGTATACATTTTTATTCGACACTTTGTAAGAAAAACATCCACCATTTTTGTTCTGTGTATCTTCCCATAATGGTGTTACGCCTTCTCTCATAATAAATAGCATACAATTCTTTACTAATATATCCGGAACAGTTTCTGTGATCGCTATCATTGCTTCAATGCTTGAAATGTCATATATTTTTTTATAACTTTTCAACGTCCAATCCGTATCATGTGGCAAATGAGCCCACAATGTCCATTTATTTATTGTAGGATGAATGCTAACAGGAAGTTCTGTCTTCATTTCCTCTTCAAGTTCTTTATATGAGTTTGATAATAACATATAAAGAACATTATACTATTATTTTTATATTCTATTTTATAATTTATTTGAGACATTTGACCCAGTCAATATCATCAATCGATTTTTCGATTACTTTATTATTATTGAAACACATATGATCTGTTGTTTTTTCTTTATTATAATCAGTTATATAACTCGCATCTTCTCTCACCTTGAACACGTTTTTAATTCGATATGTCGATTTTTCCAAAATAATATCGTCATTTTCAGTGATATAAACGACCTCTATATTATGATCCATTATTTCCATTGTGTAACATACGGTATCTTCATTGACAATAATTCCATGCTGTTTATATAACAAATATAACACTACAAATTTATCAATCACATTGCCAACAACATAATAATTATATTCAGCAGTGGACAGATTAATCATATAATTTATTGTTTCAGACAATATAATTTTAATCATATATAATTTGAAATCGCATACTTCATACTTTTTTACAAAATTATATACATCTTTACAAATCACCTTATTTACTGGATAACTATGAATATCCGAATAAATCATAAAATCCATATATAGCGGATTATACATTACCAAATTACTTGTTTTACATCTCAATAGCACACAACTATCTTTTATTAATTCGACATCATTTATCAACAAATCTTTCAAATAGAAAACACTTGATTCTATATATTTGTTTTGAGATATTTTCTTTATATATTTACGACTTACGATTTGAGCAAGACTATAATATTTTACACCATAATGTGCTATTTCATAAAAGAAAATAGTGTTGATTTTAGGTGGATGCTTAATTACATATATAAAAACAAAACCAATTCCTATACTCATTCCAATTTTGATATAATATAAATTGTATAAATTCATTGATAATGAAATTGTTATATATATTTATATCATATTTTCTAGTTTATATTTATCTTTATCCCAAGTTTTGTACCGGCATTGGAAGAATAATTATGGCATCTGGTCGCGGTTTTACTATATTTGTATTTGCCTCTGGAGTTGACACAGTCAAGTAATGAGGCTGTGTATCATATTTTGTATTTGGTAACATCCATGGTGGAAAAGGAGGAGATGTCATATTTGATTTGATAACAATTGGTTGTGGTTGTGGTTGTGAATTTTCTGTCTCTTTATTATATATTGTCGTAACCCTTTGTCCAGTGGCAACATCCAGACCGAAAATATAGAGCAACAAACTCGTAATCACTGCCATAAATATAAAGGGAATCAATACGATGATCCATGAAATTATCCCTAAACCCATTTTACACAAAACATCCAGCAAAAAAGTAATAATAATGGCAACAAATGTTTTGACTAGCGCTGTATTGTAGAGTCCATTGATGCTATCTAGAATTATTTGAACAATACAGAAGATAAGGTATATGAGAGCGGGGGGGCATATCAACATATATATTATTCGTTTAATAAAACTTTTTTATTTGCTCATAATATCAATGGATTCAAAATTAGAATTAGAATCATCTATTGATGTCATTATGAGACAAACTGATTACTCGAGAGAGGTTGTTGAACAAAAGTTTTTAGAACATGAAGGGGATACTATCAACATAATTAAAGAGTTTATGGGAATACCTATTCATAAGGTAGTAAGTCGAACCAGTCCTTCTTTACAACAGGAAATGTTCAAACAGATTAGAAAACAACTTGATCTTTCAATTAAGGATTTCAATCAAGCACAAAATGTAAAATTGGAACAAGAAATCGCTAACGGCGGCTGCGTTTAGCTCGGCGATGATTGGATTTTCTACATTTGACATTTTTTCTATGCTTTCTTGTTCTTTTGTTTATTTTACGATGTTTAGTTCTTCTTTTGCCGCCTTTTGTTCCTCTTTTGGCAGTTGTTGGTTGACTCCAATAAGAACCCAGCGATGATTCTAATTTGCCTGCTTCTCGTGATTGTCGAGGAATTCCTATATAATAACTAGAAGAAAGAACTTCGCCAAATAAAGAAGAATATGCACTAGTAATATATGAAGATGCATTTCCCACGACACTTGCTGTAACGCCAGCAATTTGTTCAATCGCGTGTAATGGGTCAACTCCCATTATAATAGCAGATGCATTACCAAATGTGCGAATCACACCAATTGCTACTTCGTAATTATTTACTATTGGAGGGCCACTAATATTTTTTCGTGCTTCTGCTTGTAAGGTTGATTGTAATCCTACTACAGATTGTTTACCAATTTCCACTCCATTGTTTGCCGCCAATTCTGCAACATTTTGATCTGTTGCTATATTTTCACTAACACTATTAGCAATAATTGCACCAAATGCCAATGCCGTATTATTTGCAATAATATCATTAGAATATAGATGAATATCTTCAGTAACTGGAACAGCAACTTCTTTAATAGCATAATCAACTGCATGTACTATTAACTCTTTAGTAGCTTTATTACTTGCGAATTCATCACTAATTATTTCTGAATAATTCGCTGGAGTAAATGACCCAACAATAAGATCATCAATTGGACTCCATTTCCAGTTACCAGGATTGCCAGCAGCTTGGTCTATCAAATCTTCCAAAACAAGAGAAATTGCTTCTTCATGAGTGGTTTCTTCAATCGCTTCTTCTATATAAGAAATAATACCAATGCCATTATTTTCATTTTCAAATATAAATCTTTCATTATAAATATCTCCTTGTGGAGGTGCAATTCCATGTTCACGTAATTTTGAATTAAGTATTGTAACAGCAGATGGGTTAGATTGAATTCTTATTGAGGCATCTGTAGAAGCCTGTTGAAGACCACCTAAATTTATAGAATCGATTGCCAAATTTATTACATCAGTTTTACCTTGCTTGATATTTAATTCCAAATATTCAATTAAATTTACTTGAGTAAGAGATGGTTCATTAACTGCTCTAGCAAATAAATCATAAGCGCCAGCAGTGTTTAAAATTTCATATGCAATATTAATAGCTTCAAGATGAATAGCATACTCTTTATTACGTTCATCCTGAATACGTTGAGTTTCCACTTCAGCTATAGCTTCTTTTGCAGAATCCATATAGTCTGATCTCGTTTGAAATAATGCATAAAGATCTTGATTTGTTTTTCCAGCAAGAGAATAACCAGTGCTTCTTTCAAATTTTGTTCGAAGTAATGGATTTATTAGTATTTGATTCACAATAATCATATCTTGATCTAATTTTGTCTGTTGACTTCTAGGAGTCATTACTGAAACAATTCTACCAAGCGATTGTAAATCTTCTGCTGTTGAATGTTGTAATATTTCTCGTGGATATATACTATTATATCTGGAACGGTCAGTAATTGCTGTTTTTATAAACGGAACCCATAATTCTAATGGACCGGATTTTCCTTGAAGCACGCATTGACCACGTATCCCTTCATAAAATTCTTTGTTATTCATTACAAGAGGAAGACTTGTTAATATGTTTGGATCAGTAGATACTCCTGAACCAGTTGTTCCAAAAGTTATTGGTATTCGAACTGCCGGAATAACAACTCCTTTATACATTTGATGTAAATCATCTAATCCAACTAAATCATGACTTTCAATAGTATACATATATACTCTTTTATCTGTTGTTGGTTGAGCACATTGTAATAGAAAACTCGAAAATGCCGAACTAGGTGCGGTTGTTGTTGTTGGTGCAGTACTAGAACTTTTTTTAATATATTTAGTTGAATAACCATCATACATTAATGCGTAATAATTACCTTTATCATATGTAACAGATAATTCAAATGCATGTCCAAACGGATGTCCATGTAATCTTAAAATAAGTGTTACCGTAAACGTTACAAAAGGCCAAAGCTCATCACTGATTTTTTGTTTATTTGCAATAATTAGCCTCTGAATATGCATACTTAAATCATTACAAATTTGATCTGTAGGTGTAATCGTCATCCTGCGACTATTGGGATGAGCGGTAGCCATAGTAAAATTATATACAACATTAATAATATCTGGTTCTGGTTGAGCCAGGTCTAATGGAGCAGGGATACCAGTAGCAGGATCTATATTATTAAACTTAGCTAAAAGACATCCCATCACGACTGCTGTCATAAATTGAAATTCAGCAGAACCAGATTGTTGTAAATAAATTGCGACATTTCCTTGTAAAAAATATGCAATTTCTACATCTGTTAAATATGCTGCTAACGATGAAACAACCAGACACCCTGTATTTAATTCTGTTAATAATCTCCCAATATTCCAAACAAATCTTCCAGTTTTATCTTTAAAAATTATTCCAGCTTTTAAATAAATATCAACAATAATTTGAATTCCTGTTTTATGACGAATTGTGCTATATGGTATATAAGTTGCATCAGCTGTATTAAAAAATAATCTGTTTCTGGTTTCTGTTTGGTAATTTGGGTCAGCTGGATTAATTCCTATATTTACCATTAACGCCATTGCATCAATCATACTTTTATGAATATGATTATTTGGTGCATCTGTTACTCGACGACGAAGTCCCCCAATTAGGGTTCCTTTTGTTCTGTCATTTAACATAATTGTAGGTAAAATATCTTGTAAACTTCTATTCAAAATAAAATCACTCCATGATCCAATCAATCCACCTCCACCACTACTACTACTAAAATTATATTTGTTACCAAGAGTAGACATTGGTGCTGCTGCTCCGCTTGCACTTCCAGAACCATATTTTGTTTGCGTCTGTATCATCAAACGAACACTAATAGATGAAATAATATCATAATATGTATTTAATTCATCTGTTGTAAGGTAATTGGGGGGTGCTCCTTTTCCACCTTGTATGTCTGTAAGTAAAGTTACAATTCCAGCATATGCTTGTGGTATTAGGATATTTAATCGTTTACAAACAGCAGCAATAGCCGGATCTATATCTATATCTATATCTGGCATATTAATATAATATAACAATATATTAATATGGTATTAACACGTAAAATATACAAAAAAAAACATATTCCTAAACATCAAATTGTCAAAAAGAAAAGAAATAAACATCATCATCATATAACGATTCAAGAAGATTTTTATAGTATGGTAAACAAAGATTGGATTGACAGGCATAAAAATCAAGTGTCTAAAAAAACAATAATTAGTGCTTTCTCTCTATTAAATAACAAGGTCGATAAAGATATCAAAAATGTTGTATTGAACAAGTTAATTGGGAATGCGCAAGTTAATGCATTATATCATTCTTATATGGAACAAAATGATCCTCTTGTAGAAAAGCATATTTTTTCTCTCATTATAGAATTAATTCAAATTCAAGATTCAAAAGAAGCAAACGATTTATATAAACTAATGTCTTGGTCTATTCAAAAAGGTCTAAATCAATTAGTAAACATTGTTATTTCCGCCGATCAACGACAACCAACATTAAATCGATTTTATATTGAAGAAGGTGGTCTTAATATTGAAGATCCAGAAAAATATCGCATAAAAGACAAAAAAATCATCAATAAATATCGCAAATTATTGACGGATATGTTTCATTGTATTTTCGGTCCGGATCATTCATACGATATAGAAAAAGTTATAGAAATCGAAAAGTATATGTCACAATTTATTTATTCTTCTAAAGAACCTAGAACTATAGAAAAGATATATAATTTATTTTCTGTAAGTCAATCAAAAAAAATATGTCATCTTGATTGGACTATTCTGTCAAAAGACATTGAATTACAAGAGACGCCGAAAGAAATTGTCATTGAAAATCCCAGATATACGAGAGAAGCAATGTTATTACTCAATAGTAAATGGCGAACAAATGATATGTTGGTTTATTATATTACACAAATACTTTTTATGGCATCGAAGTTTCATAGTAAATTACACCAGATTATTTTGGATTATTGTATTATAGATAAAAAAGTAAAACTTGCAACAAAACAGGATCGAGCAATTAACTTTATTTGCGAGATAATGAACACATTGGTAAATAAGACTTATCTCAAATTCTATGAAAATAAGAGAGAAATAGTATTGACCAAACACATTATTCAATTGATTATTGCTACCTATATTACGCGATTAAAAAGAAACACATGGTTATCTTCTGATACGATTCGCATTGCGATTGATAAATTGGAAAATCTTAAGGTGACTGTCGGCGATAAACCATATTGGATAGAAGATCCATCGTGTGTATTTTTGATGAACGATGTATTTGCCAATTATATGCGTTATTTAGAATGGAAATTACATTATTTTGTGAAAACGTTTTATAAACCAATTCCATCGAAAAATACATGGTTAAAAGGCATCGATATGAATACATACAATGTGAATGCGGAATATAATATGAATAAGAATGAGATAATCATACCAAATGCGATTTTACAAGCACCTTTTCTAGATATAAGCCGTCCCTTATCTTATAATATGGCAACTATGGGAACATTAATAGGGCATGAAATATCCCATGGATTTGACAATATTGGAAGTTTATATGATAAACATGGTTCGTATCATAATTGGTGGAAGAAAGAGGATTTTCAGGCGTATGCTTCAAAGCAAATACTGATTAAGACATTCTTCTATCGTGTTGCCAAGAGGGACAAATTTAACGTGAATCCCGAAATGACTTTAAGTGAAAATATAGCGGATATAACTGGGTTTTTAGTTGCAGAAGAGGCGTATATTAACGTTTTGACGGAAAATTGTGTTTATGGATTAAAACAACGAGAACATTTGAAGCATTTTTATACGAATTATGCGCAATTATGGAGAGTAGTAATGCATCCAAAGTTAATGTCATCACTATATAAAAGAGACAATCATTCTTATGCGAAATATCGCGTCAATTGCGCATTAGTAATGTCGCCACATTTTCAGGCATTATTCGGTGGATTGAAAACAGATAATCCACAAATTGCTGTATGGTAAAATACGTGGATCATATTATGACTATAAAAATAGTCATAATACTACATTAAACTGCTTTATTATCATACATATCATTATACGGTTGTCTTCGTATATTTTTCTTTATCTGCTGTAAATTACTGGATGGAATAACTTTATGGTTAATAATGAAGTCATCATTGTCATCGTAGTATTCGGGTAAAATACGAGTCAACGGTTTATCGATCATGAGATAGAGTCGATGACTTTTTAATAAAGCACGATATTCTTGGATAGTAAGATTGCCATAAAATTTCTCTAAAATATAATGTGGGTTAGGTGCAGGTTTAATATTTTTGCTATATTCATATATTTTCGAATAAATATGATTAAGTAGAGAATATCTCTCGAACCTGACAGAATGATCAATATTTTCATTCATCAAATGCGCAACGGCACATTCTGGGCTACAGAAGCAACCATATACATGATATGTTCCCTTCATTTGAAATTTGGGAATATAGATAGATGGATTATCGAAATCGTATGAGCACCAAAAACATGCGGATTTTTTGTCAGAAATATTATTAATATGTAAGTTATGTTCTAAAGTTTTCAGCTTCTTCCATATTTCTTTTGTATCGATTGAATTGTCAGAACAGTCGAAAGAAAAGGGTTGACTTGTAATTATATTATCAACTGATAATGACAATGTGTTAGATGTTTCCAAACTGATTTGTTCATATTCATTTTTAATACTATCGAAATTATAAGGATCTATGTTCGAATTCGTAAAGTTGGAATTATATTCACCGATATGATTCAAATCTTTGATTGAACATTTGAGATGTAAAATGATATTTGGTTTGATTACATTGACCAATTCCGGTGTGGTTTGTTGACTAATTATTTTTCCACCTTTTGGTTTGCGACCACGTTTCTTACAAACAACTTCTTCAATTGTGGTAGAATTTTCAACAATCGATTTTTTTGTGCGTTTTTTACCTTCTGTAATAATAGGTGGAGTTGTTGTTGTTATTGTGGTTGTGTTCAATACATTTGCGGAAATCGAAGAATCATTATTCAAAATCGAAGAAGATGCTTTATTTAAACTCATTTAATATAAATTATATTATTAAATTACTTTAAATTGTTTATGATAGTTAATTGGCGGTGGTCCTCGGTGTCAATGAAAAATGAAAAATGAAAAATGAAAAATAAAAAATATTATATAATATTATATTATAATATATATTATTCATTTTTCATTTATTTATCATAACAATCACGACAAACTGGTATATAATTGTCGCTGCCAATAAGAAATTGTGTAGTTTCTGTAGTAATTCGGCGCGAGAAGATGGCTAGTGTTCCATTACGACAATTGCCGCAAAGTGACGTCATCTTTGTTACTTTATCACACAAAGGAATAAGATCGAGAATGGTTCCAAACCGTTTTCTCTCAAAATCACCGTCAAGACCACATATATATATTTTCTTTTTCTCCTTTAATAATTTCATAACACAAGGATACAAATCACTGAAGAATTGTCCTTCATTGATTAGAACAACTTTTGCTTGTCTAAAATGAATATGACATCTTGATAATTCATCATCAATTGGAACATCTAAAGCAGTATAATTCCACAGTGTGAGTAGATCAGTTGTTTGAACACATGGAATCATTATTTTGTCATGTGTGCTCAACTCCGTTTCATGATATCGCTTATCGGCAGAATGATTGATAACAATGATTGGAATATTACAGAAGATATTCTGTTTGTATATTTCGAGTAGTTTACTCGTTTTGCCTGAGAACATTGGGCCGATGAATAATTCTAGATAACCTTGCGATTCCATTTGTTTTGTCTTAATTAAAAAAATAGTATTATTGATAAATTATTTTCAATTTTTATATTTTGTTGTCTCTGTCTCTACATACACGTATATCTTCTGGTATGTCTTCTTCTTTCAAGACTCTCCATTTTCGAGGTTCTCTGATTTGATCATTCAGAGAAATACACATATTATCTCGTTTTTTGCGTTCTTCGTCGGGAATCTCTTTTTCTGACAACACTCTAAATTTAGAGTGAGCTTGTTTGACTTGAATACAAACATCCATATCCATTTCATTGAGAGTTTCTCTGATTTGGTCATTCAGAGAAATAAGCATATTATCTCGTTTTTTGCGTTCTTCATCAGGAATTTCTTCTTCTGTCAACGCTTTAAATCTAGAATGAATTTGTTGAGTTGGCATAGAGGACATTTTCCCTGGATTTTCTCTTACATAGTTGCTATGTTCAAGCGCTTTCGTGATTTGGATTTTCATTTTTATCATTGAAATATATATTTTTTGCTGTTCAAACTCAGGGAACTCACGCAAATTAGAAATTGTCGCCACTTTGAATCGTGTCATTGTTATCTGTCTTTTTGATGTCTTTATTGTTTATAAGTATTTCAATTTCAATTTTAATACTATTTGATAAATAAAACACTAATAATATTTACAATAATTAATATTTACACAGTATGAACCATATTAATTATATGAGTATTCCTTGGGTAGAATCCTGGAGACCAACAAAAATATTGAATATTATTCTGGATCCATTGAATAGAGAGATAATGAACAATATAGTAGAAACAGGTTATTTTCCTAATCTTTTAATCTATGGACCTCCGGGAGTAGGTAAAACATCGAGCGTTATCGCATTAGTGAATGAGTTTCAAGAAAAGCATAATTATAAAACAAAAAGTTTGATTATTCAAAATAATGCAAGCGATGATAGAGGGGTCGATATTATTCGCAATCAAATCAGTCAATTTGTAAATTCAAAGTCTCTCTTTAATGATGGAATGAAATTTATTATACTAGATGAGGCAGACTATATGACAAAAAATGCACAACAAGCGCTAAAATATTTATTACAAGAGTATTCTGTTTCTGTGCGGTTTTGTCTGATATGTAATTATATTAGTCGTATCGATGAGGGTCTACAGAATGAGTTTTTGAAAATGCGTTTTAATAAAATACCAGATAACGATATACATAATTTTCTCTCTAGTATCGCAAAGGCAGAAGGATTGAATGTATCAGCGCAGACTATTCACTCTATACAGCAGTTATATAAGTCGGATATTAGAAGTATGATTAATTACATGCAGTCGAATCAAGATGTTCTGGATAATAAGGATTTTAGAATCATTAATAATGAAGTATTGGAGAATATTTATAGAAAAATGGTGAACAAAGAAGAGAATATGAATGAATATATAAGAACAATCAGTGTCGAATATAACATCGATGTAAAAAATATTATCAAGTATTTCGTTAATTACCTCATTCGTAGTAAGCCGTCAATTATTAACAAGGGTATTCTGGAAAGCATAGAAAATATTATGCATTATCAGGATTGTAAAAATGAGTATTATATTGGTTATGCAATGACGCAATTAACTGATCATATTGTGTCAGCTATTGTTGCTGCTGCGCCTTAGCATTTTTAAATATATAAAAATTGATTATATATTTAATTTAAAGGAATGAAAGCAAATAAGGTATAAACAGAAATGTCAGCGTCAGCAACAATCATAGATGATGAATGGGAATTGTTCTTAATGGCTCAAAACTCTACACCAGAATTAGACACAGATTATATTGTGTCAACGCATAAACATTCGAATTGTTTTGGGTATGACGATTCTGTAAAAGAAGATCCAGATGATGATGAAATTGTGATGCCACCACCAATATCTAAAACAATACAAAAATTCGGCTCAGATGTCATTATTGCCGATGAAGATATTCCTATTTCATCTGATATATATATTTCAACGAAATCGAAGATTGCGTATTTGAATCAAATGATAGATCTACATAGTATATTCTGGGGTATAAAAATCATACCTTATTCTCAACCAACAGAAGGTATTATCAAAAAACAGATGAAATTTAATTCAATGAGAGAAGAAGAGCTTGCAATTATAAAAGAAAATTTAAAAAATGAAAATTACTATGATGAACAAATCATTACCAGCATTCATAATCCCACCGGGCGAATCAAATTCAAGGATATACGCAAAGTTAGTGTTGGAATATCAAAGAAGGATATACTGAGTTATCGCATCAAGAAGAAGAGTGCATTTTATAACTGCTTTGTAATGATCATGCGTATTAAGGTCGACGATATGTTCAAGGAGTTTCATATTAAGATCTTCAATACGGGCAAATTGGAGATACCTGGCGTTCAAAATGATAAAATATATGAAATCATATTAGTTCATATATTGGAAACGCTACAACCCTTTATTGTGGAAGAGCTTCCATTGGGTTATAAACAAAAGAGCGACACTGTATTAATTAATTCCAATTTTAATTGTGGATTCTACATCAACAGAGAAGTGTTACATGAGTTGTTCAAATATAAGTATAATATTCAAAGCATATACGATCCATGTTCTTATCCAGGAATTCAGTCAAAATTCTACTTTAATCCTGATGTGGAAATACAGACTGGAAGTAAAATTCCAGAAGACAAAAAACACCTATATCCAAATGTGGTCGAAGTATCATTCATGATATTTAGAACTGGAAGTATACTTATTGTCGGTATGTGTGATGAACATGTGTTATACTGTATTTATGAATATCTAAAGAAAATACTCATCGCAGAATTTCATCAAATTAATCAAATGATCATAACAGATGCAAATCGAGTTGTCAAGGACAAGCGAAAGAAGATTAGAAAGAAAACCATGATAATAGATATTATTCAAACAGTTTAATAAATTGTGTTGGTTTCATTTTGAATATCATTTTCATATATATTTTTTCTCTCATTATTTTTGGAGATATCTCCAAATTTTTAATATTTTTACAGAATTTAGATACACATTCTAAATATTCTTCGCGAGTATAAATATTATTGAAATATTCCTGTAGTAATTCTGTTAAACAGAATAGGTTACAATAATTTATATAAGAAAAATCATATACAACTATATTTTTTAATATACCGAGGATTGAATCAATGATAGTAAATATATTTTCAAATGGACGTGATGATATTTGATTTTCGTTGTCATCATCATCATCATCGTCATTTGATTTATTATAATATATATAAGAAATAACCATCTTGATGATATTTCCATGAATCATCAACGTATCATATACTCTTTTTTCTGTTTCAATTGGATTTTTCTCCAAATTTTTACATAAAGATTTATTAATGTCAAAGATGGTTTTTTTGTAAATAAAAAGAACTGCATCTGAAATATTTAACTTTAAAAATACATTAGAATCATCCATAATTTGGTTAACAAATTCAATGTAAAAATAGATCGCCTTTTGACAATAATCATGTGTAAGATGGATATTTTTGGTATGATATATTAAATTGTTGAATATGTGATAGATTGTTTCTAATCCTTTGATATAAATGTAGAAATGGTTTTGATTATTTGTGTTAATATATAATTCATTCATACATTTTGTATATTCATTTGTCAAATTTAACTGCTGTTTCAATAAGCCACTTAGTTCACAATTTAAAGAAGACAGATAATTATCTGCATTTGTCAATATATATTTGAATTCTTTGGCCGGTGTATCGGTTAACATATTATACATTAATATAATTAATAAGTATTTGTTGTAATAATTAATAAGTATTAATAAGTATTTAAAGACAATAAAAATTAAATGATATAATGTCTACAGAAAATCAAACAATCACAGCTGCAGTTGGAACTTCAAGTTATAGATTACCTAGCGATGCCACACTGAAACACGCCGCAAAACTGGCTGTTGTAGAAGATAAACCTATCATGTTGGATTATTGGGCATCATCACTCGACAAGAAGGCGCTCATTGGAGTTCGTGAAGGCGGTGAAAAACTGTTGGTTAAGAGCGAAGATGAGTATACTTCTCCTGTCGCCAAATTTTACAAGAGTGGAACAGAGTATATTGTTATTACTGAAAACTCTATTTACTTGGTCTCTTCTGATATTCCTACACGTAAGATATCATAAGTTTAACCTCTTTGGAAAAAAATTGACATGTCATAACAATAATAATTTGTTCAATATCAAATTATTATTTATACGCGTTTACAACACTTTATTGCGTTGGAAATATAATAATTATATTCTTTAAGTTTAAAATATGGTAAAAAAATAATTAATTTATAATATAAATGCAAATATTAATTATAATCAATGAATACAAGAAATATCTATCTATATTGGACTGGCAATGAAAATACACTCATCTCTATATTACGCAATTTAATATACTTACATTCAACTAACGGAAAAGGTTATCACGTTCATTTAATTACTGATAAAAATATAAACGACTATATTCAATATATTCCAGCATATTTTCATAATTTGTCTCCTATACATCAATCAGAATTTGTAAGAGTAAATGTTATATGTGATTATGGAGGTATCTGGTTAGACTCTGAAACTTTAGTAATAAATACATTAGATCCTTTATTCGAATTGATTGAAAATAAGGATGGATTTTTTATTAGAGAAAATAATGATCGTATCATTAATGGAATATTCGGCAGTAAAAGGCTAACTCCATTAATGATTGAATGGAAACGACGAATGGTCGAATATTTAGAATTAAAACAAAATTCAATAATAGAATTAAATGAGATAGGCAATTTGATTCTTCAATATTTTTCCGATTCTAATATAGAGTTGTATGATAATTATGAAATATTTAATGGACTAGATAATTTATTTCCTGTTAATTGGGATTGTTGTGTAAGTGAATATATTGATAAACCATTTGATAATTATAAAAATATTATGCGAAATTTTCAACCATTAATATTAGTAAATAATTTATATAAAACTCTTGAATCTAAAACAGAAAAAGAAATATTAGATGGAAATATGCCTTTGAATTTTTTTATCAATAAATCATTCGAAAATATGAAATTAGTCGATTATGACTTTATTGAAATTGGAACGAGTAATTTTGAGACTTTGATAGAATTGGCAGATGACACAACAAAGGGAATTTCTGTAGATGCGGTAAAATATTATATTGACTGCTTACCAGATAAGATGAATTGTAAGAAAATAAATGTTGGCATATCAAATGTTAAATCAGTTTTAGATGTTTATTATATTGACGAAAAAGTGATTGAATCTAATAATTTGCCATATTGGTTCAAAGGATGTAATTGTATAAATACTTATCATCCATTACATTTAAAACATAATGTTTCACATTTATGTAAAATAGAAAAAGTAAATGTAATTACCGCATGTGAGTTGTTTTATACAAATAATGTGAAAAAAGTAAAATATTTAAAGATCGACACAGAAGGTCATGATTGTATTATATTAAAATCGTTATTTTCTTATATAAAAGGTTTACCTGATATGTTCTATCCTTGTAAAATACAGTTTGAAACAAATGAACATCATACTGTTGAAAGTGTTAATGAAATTATCACTCTATTTGGTTCGATTGGATATAGATTGGTTCATAGAGGTTATGATACTATTATAATTTATGATAACTGTAATTAATGCGAAATAATATATTATTATAATAATATATTATATGACATACGGCAATTTCTATTATGGAAAAGATGGGTTTCTTTATAAGAAGAGTCATACAACTGGTGCCAGATGGAATCCTCATATTGGACGCATTTGTAATCAACCACAAAATGTATTTAATAAATATACACCTGGTTCGGGTGTAGGAGGAACTAGCACAGCAATAAGGAGAGCAGCAACTAGTCGTGCTTCTCATTTTTACCCAAAATCCAGTAGTAGTAATGGAGGATGTTTTACACGACTTGGATTGTATTCGAGATATAATACAGGTAATTCTACTTTTTCGTTTAATTGGTATATCCCGACTTAGAAAGAGAGAAAAATAAATTGAATTATATTTTACAATATATACTTCAATTACTTAAACAAAACCAAGAAAAGACAACAGAAATGTCAGAACAATACATCAATCCTTTCGACGAATATTTATCTTCTGTGAAAACAGCAGATATTTCTTTGCCAACAAAGAATGAATATAAAACTCGCGTCGTGATGCCAAGAATTCGGTATATCAACAAAGGCGTTCAACGAAAGTCGTATAATAAACTCAAGAAACAATTGCGTGAAACACAGCAAAAATTGTCTCATTTGGAGCAAATAAGTGGCGATGCTATTTCTCGTTTATATGAGTTGGAAAAACAAATATTACCAACACCAATAGAAGATACAAAATATTTATGTTGCGGATGTAATACAATATCATATAATATAAAATCATCGGCAATCTCTATAGGCGATTTGGGTGGTGAATCAATAACACGCGATGTGGATAATTCTGTCTTATATTATCATAAGTTTAATATAGATGCAATTCCATTTGGCAATGGTGTGGGGGGTAGTTCTTATATATTAAAAGACGAACAATTTACAGATATTATTGGACAATTCGATCGTGTAAAAATAATTCGTATTTATAGTTCTTCAGATTATTCATTTTCACCATTTTCATTAGAGCAACGTGGGTTATGTTCTGAACAATCATCAAAGTTAAGAGTAAGTGGTAAATTTATAAATGCTCTTACATTACTTATACATAATAATAACCAATGCGAACTACATTTTAGAATGGGTATTAATAGTTTTATGTTAGCGCATATATGTTCTAACATAAAACTCAGACATGTATCCAAAATTATTGTATATTTTCAAGATGATATACGATTATATTCTTCATATCAAGGTAGAAATCCGCAGATAAAAATGACACAAACTGAATTTACAACATCGCAAATAAAACTATTCATGGATTCAATCAAAAAGAAATATCATGATAAAATACATATTATTCGTTCAACATTTATCGATTGTTGAATGATCATTTTAAACAGAATACGATTACGACTATTATTGTTCTTTAAAATACGCATTTTTTATTTTCATTGAATTGGTATAAAAGAGAGAAAAATTGAACTATATTTTACAATATATACTTCAATTACTTAAACAAACCCAAGAAAAGACAAAAGAAATGTCAGAACAATACATCAATCCTTTCGATGAATATTTATCTTCTTCAGAAGAAGAAGAAATATCACCATTTGTGAATCCACTTGTTACATATCTTCAAGAGAATACTTCTTTAAAAGAAGAATTGAGAGAAACGAAAAATGAATTGACAGAAACAAAAGCACGGTTAGCAAAATTGGAAGAACAAATGGCGATCGTAATGGACAGAAGTCGTTTGTGTACGATTGTTGATTTTATTGGCAAAAGTTTTGTAGATTTGGATTATCAAGAAATACGTATACATGAATCTTGTGATAATCATGTTGGTGGACATTGTCAAATAGATGTTGCACTTAATGAACATTATAGCCATATTATTACTCCAATTTTACGTGAGAGACATGGCGCATCTGAAATACTTGAACAAAGACAAATTAATAATGTTTATATGTTAATGCGTTCATTACATAATATACGGAAAATTAATTTAAGTTTCTATACAGGTCAACATGAAAGAGAAAAACACGATATATCTCTATATTACACGTGTAATATGATTAAATTATTGGTTGATAGAAATACGAATATTGACATTAATATGGAGATGTATATTACCACGGGTTCAGAATCATTCTTTCGTGACCTTAAAAAAGTATTTAAACAAATTGACCATAATAAAATTAACACAATTACATTTCGTAAAGAGGTATTAGAACCAGAAAAGCAAGAAATATGCGATACTATTACAGAATGTAATCCGGGATTTCTTGAGAAGATTGTGTTTACGCTTCTTTAAGTTCAATCATAATATAATACTTCTTTGTACATTTTTTTATTTTAAACACCCGCTTTATAAATATATTTATAATGAAAAATAAAATACTTTTCGTTCTGTAAATTGTAAAATGTTATTTGTTTATTTTTGTTATAGTCTAAATCATAGTTATCTATAAATGTCGAAACATATAATAAGCCATTATAAACAGCTAAAAACCCATTATCATATAAATTATGACAATATCTACACATAAATTCTACAACATTTTTATCATTTCTCTCATTATTATTTAATATACATCTTGGTTTTAGATGCGCTGTTTCTAATAAACATAATGGTAATTTTTTATCACAAATTATACATATATTTTGTTTATTTGTAATTAAATAATTTCTTAGTTGTTGTTGTTCTTTTCTAATTTCTCTCAATTGATATTTTCTATGTGTTTTATTATATTTTTTAAAAAATCTAATAATTATTTTTGAATAATAATACTTATGGTCATTTAATATTACATGTCCTTCTTCTGTTAATTCATTATTTTTATTATCAACAAAAATAATGTTATTTTTTATTAAAATTATTAATTTGGTTTTTATATCATTTATTTCAACTGATTTATTATATCGAAGTTTTATATAATTATATATGTCAATTAGCGAGTTTTTGTCTTGCAGAATAAAAGAATTAATAATATGATCCTTCATAGTATTAATTCTTTGTAAATTAATTTTAAGTCAAATTATAATGAAACCATAATATTATAACCTCTTTTACCTGGTTGATTATTTAAATCAACTCCTTTGCTTAGTTCTTCTTTATAATTTAGTTTTTCAAACTCCTCTCTGAATTTTTTTTGTATTTTCAAGCATTTTTTACTATTTATTATACACCACATTTCATATATTTTATATATGTCTTTTATACCAAACCTTAAATTGGGTTTATCTGTTTTTTTACAGCAGGAATTTGCAAATAATACTATATCACTATTAATTAATTGTTCAGGCGAATTATTTGTATTTGTTTGTATAATATTTGTAATAGGTAAAGGAGCTACTATATTTAATGAAATAATTTCTGGTTTATCTTTATCAAATAAATATAACCAACCATCTGGAGTTTTCCAGTAATATTTACCTGGCAATCCTCCATCTTCTATAAAATCGTCATTGTCTTCATTTGAATATCCATGAGTATTCAGTCGTTTATACTCTTCTTTGAGAACAGAATATTTTACTTTATCACCATCAATAATATATGGAGTTTTTTTTATACAATTATTTGTTTGTTTAGGTAAACATTTTTTATTTGTTGTAATAGTAATATGTATATTATCATAATTATCGTAAACTAAAATATTATATGTGTCTAGTTTACGTTTTGTAATATAATAATTGTAAGGTAAACGATTTTCAATTGCGGTTTGTATACCATTATATCTATCACTATTAAGAGAACCTTTTTTAATTTGAACTACTCTATCTAATTTATATTTTTCCAAAAATGGAAATTTTTTTAACACTAATTCATTTAAATTATTTCTATCAAAATTAATAATAATATTTTTAGCAATACACAAAGGAACTCCGCTATCATAATCACCATATTTATCAATAAAATCACTAATGTTTATTTCTTTAATTTCATTAATACAAATATAATCAGGTAATATTTTTGTTTCTTTACACCAGTTGCTTATTTCAGTTTCATTCATATCATCAACAAGAATGAATCTATATCCATTAAGTTTGGGGTCAAACTGTTTATTAATTTTTAGATTTCCTGCTCGATTTGATCTTGTATCTAATTTTTTTATATATTTTTTAAATTGAAACTCACCACTATCTATTATACTTTCTAATAAATCTTTAATGTCTTCCCAACTCTCGCAATCCATTATATATTTTTCTATATTTTTTATAAATTTGACATAAAAATTTTGTATAATATCTTGTAATTCAGGAGTAGTCCATAAAGTAAGTTTCATAGAACCATTTTTAAGTTCTAAATCATTATATTTTCCTTGTAATCTTAATCGTTGTGAAATATCAGTACAATTTAATGATGAATGAGACACAAAATACTGGTCGGTTAAATGTAGTGAATAATTATCATAATCATCACTTGTAAAAGAATAACCCCTTTCTCCATATTTACCTGTTATTGTTATAATTGTTTTATACACAATAGGTACCTCGCTTTTTTCAAATAATATTCTTAATAATTTATAAACAAATTTTATATTTAATATTTTGGTGTTTATATTGAAATAACAATAATTGTTTGGTAGTTCTTCAGATTTTTCGGTATCTACAGATGAACCATAAACTCCACCAGTTTGCCATAATCTTTGACTTGTCGATGATTGTTTTGAGTCCCATTTAGACCAAGATTTAATTTCCATTTCATATTTTTTTGATAAATATAATCTTAAACAATTTCCATGATATATTACAATAAACAAATCAGGAAAATCTTTAATAATTTTATCTACTAAACAAAATTGATTAGCTCTTATTTTTTCTTCACTTATTAACAACGAATTATATTTTATCGTTGGTCTTTCAAGTATTTTTTCTATAATTTTTTTAATATTAATATTATAATCTCGAACAATGTCATAACAAGTTTTTTTTTTGTGATATTCTATATCTTGATAATCCCACCATGATTCAACAAGAGTTGTGTTAAAAATTATAGAATTATTAAATAATCCATAATAATCATCTGATCTTTTCATTTTGTGAACTTTTGATATTTTAATTTGTATATCAGTCTGGTCGCTTAATCTTGTTGTTATATTATATAATAAAGAATGTGCTGTGCCTGTAATGTGTAAAGCATATTTTACTTTTTTATATATTTTAGCAAGTAATATTTCACTAGCAGTAGAATCTTTTTTATCATTATCATTGCTTCTGTCATTTGATGAAGTTGGTGACATTAAATCACTTTCATCAACTAAGGTTGTTATATTAACAAGCTCATCATTGTAATAAATATATTCACTAAACTTCATATTTATTTTTGCTAGTTGAACATTATTCATTAAACAGCAGAATATATCGTTTGAGTTCATTGCATCTTTATTGCTTAATTTATTAATAATATCATTACTATTAATGTCTTTCAGTTCCGGAAGTTTATACTCTTCATAAATCGATAAACCCAAATCTTCAAAACATTCTTGAAGTTCTACATTAAATGTATCAAAAAAACTTTTAATAAATTGAACATTAAAATTATATTTTTCAGTGCCAGTTATGTCATCTTGTAATTGTTTTTGGTCTATTGATAAATTTCTAAAAATATATAAAACAGGTCTTTTTAAAATGTAAACTGAAATCCACATTATTATACAAGCATGAACTCTTTTTCCAAGTTGAATATCTCCCCATAATAATTCTACTATTGATTTTTCATTTTCATCTGAACCAAGTGCATTTAATAAATCTTCTTCGAATGAAGCTGAATTAATATCTTTTGGAATATTTGTTAATTTTATTGGTCTATTTCCAAAATTATGTCTTTCTAAACTTTCACCATTAATATATTTACACTTATTTATCATATTATTGATAATTTTTTTAAGAGGAACTTTTAATACATCATTTCTCATTTTGAGAAATATTGCTATTTTTTCTTGCAAATTTAATTGATGAGACATATTATGACATATAGGCATATATTTAAATCAAAAAATATATATAATGAAAAATAAATGCCTTGAAAATAAATGCCTTGTTGGTTTCAACCTAATATCATTTTTTATTTTCAGTATAATCCCAACTTAAAAAGAAAGAGAGAAAATAGTATATTATAATATATATTCATGAATTGTCAATTTTGTAACAGTGAAAATTACGATGACAAATGTTGTATAAAAATGTGTTGGTGTGGTAATTGTAATCATTGCCATTTCGGTGGTATTTGTCCTGATGGAGAACATTGGTTTTCAGAGAAAAATGAAACATTATCTACAGTCGATGATCGCGCAAAAAGGCATATGAATCAATCACATGGAGGTCATGGTTGGGTTCCAGGATGTCATAATTGGGTTCCAGAGTGTCATTGTGGAACAAGAAGGAAATGAATATTAATATAAAAATATAATATTCAAGCATAATAATGAATAATTTCCATCTTTTCAGTGTAAGACAATTAGAAAAATATCTTGTTCTGCGACTGATACAGAAGGCAAATGAAATGAAATATAACCGTCTTATTTACAATTTACAAGGCAAAATACTTATTAATTACTTCTGTGAACCTTCCACTCGCACTTCGTGCTCTTTTCAGGCAGCAATGTATAAATTAGGTGGACAAGTAATAACAGTCAATGATCAAACTTCTAGTACGCAGAAGGGCGAGAGTCTAGAAGATACGATTAAGACATTGGGATACTATGGAGACATTATTGTAATGCGACATTCAGAGAAAGGATCCGTCGAAAGAGCAACACTTGTATCTTCTGTATCCATTATTAATGCAGGAGATGGTTCAGGAGAACACCCAACACAGGCATTGCTCGATATATATACGATATATTCTGAACTGACAAAAAGAGGTATCCATATTAACAGCAATCGAAGATTTCCATCATTGATTATTACTTTTGTCGGCGACTTAAAGAACAGTCGCGCAGTTCATTCTCTCGTTTATCTATTATGTTATTTTCCGTGTATTCGATTCAATTATGTTTGTCCTGAAGGATTAGAAATGCCAGAAGATATATATTCTGTTGTAGAAGGAAAAGGTATACAACAAGAATACAAGTCTACATTAGAAGAAACATTGTCAACTACAGATATCTTCTATGTTACGAGGATACAAAAAAAGAGATTCGAGACAGAAGCAGAATATTCGCTTGTTAAACAATACAATATTACTATTACTATGAAAGAAGTATCTGTGATGAAAGATACTGCTATCATTATGCATCCATTGCCTCGATTAATAGAAATATCAACAGATATCGATAAGGATCCGAGAGCTGTCTATTTCAATCAAGTAGAAAATGGGGTTTATATGAGGATGGCTATTCTTCATGAAATATTGAATAGTTCTGTGCTGTAATTTTACTTTTGAAAATCAACTTTTCAAAAGTACATCAAAAAGGGGTCTGTGGGGAAGCCCGCATTTAAAGAATAGTTTTAATTTGTTCAAGTTGTTCAAGAGTGAGAGTAGTTGGAAAATCGATCTTGAAATGAATAATTAAATTGCCTCGCGCATTTTCTCTCATTAATCCCATATTTGCAATTACCTTTTGATATTCTGGTTGAATGATATTGCCAGAATAATTATTAATAGTATATATTTTGTCATTGATATATTTCAATTCAAAAGAGAATCCACATAATGCATCTTTCAGAGAAATATGCCTTTCGATATATAAATCTAGTCCTCTTCTCTCAAAAGATGATGTGTTCACGACTTTAATGAAAATTTTAATATCTCCTTTACAATCATCATCAATCGTATTTCCTTGATCTTTTAACAATATGAGTTCTCCATCATCAATACCTTTGGGAATATCAACATAAATTGTCTGCTTTTCATGTACTTTCATATCATTTTCAATGAGCCAACGTTCGACTTCGACTGGCAATTGAGCGCCATTGAGAACCTGTTCAATACTGATTTGAAGGTGTTGAATGATAGGAGCTGGTTTTTGTTGTCGTTGTTGTTGCTGAATATGAACTGGCATTCCGTTTTTAAAAACACGAATATGAGATCCTTGAAAAGGTGGGTTAAATCCATTTCCGTTATGACCAGGCATCTGCTGCATATGTGCCATTCTAATTCCTCCGCCCATATTCCCTAAACCTCCAGGCATTCCATGCATTCCGGGCATTCCGGGCATTCCGGGCATTCCACCGAAGAATAAACTCGATAATAAATCATTGATATCACCCATATCTTCCATTCCTCCTCCACTAAATCCACCACCACCAAACATATTTTTATTATTGCGCATAAAATCATATTCTCTCCTTTTCTCTGAATCTCCTAATACTTCAAAAGCAGAACTAATTCCTTGAAACATAGTTACTGCTGTTGGATCATTTTGATTCTTATCGGGATGATATTTCAAAGATAATGAACGATATGCCTTTTTAATTTCTTCGGGAGTTGCGTTCTCTGATATACCTAATGTTGTATAATGAGTTTGTTCTTTTGTTTCAGTAGAAGAAGAATACATAATTAATATTAATTATATAATTAAAATAAATTATAAACCTAATTAATCCAATATAAATATTAATGTCAAAGAGAGATATTTTAGAAAAATTGTTCATTGATAAATACAAACCGATTTATTTAGACGACTATATACTGGAAAAAGACTTTGTAGAAACATTAAAAATATTAATACAAATCAACAAGTTAAATATATTATTTGTTGGAAATATTGGTAGTGGTAAAACATCTATTTTACATACAATTGTCAAAGAATATTATAAAGATTATACCTTCAATGAATACACACATAATGTTCTCCATATTAATAATTTGAAAGAACAAGGCATAAGTTATTATCGAAATGATGTGAAGATCTTTTGTCAAACGAGATCTTCTATACCAAAGAAAAAGAAGATAGTATTATTAGATGATATCGATATTATAAATGAACAGAGTCAACAGATATTTAGAAACTTTATAGATAAATATAGCGATAATGTTCATTTTATTTCATCATGTAGCAGTATACAGAAAGTGATAGAAAGTATACAGTCTAGATTTTCAATCATCCGTATTCAATCAATACAAAAAGTTGAACTACGAAAAATTATGACTGATATTGCGACGAAAGAAAATATTGTCATTGACGCGGATGCAAGCGAGTTTATATTAGATGTATGTAATAATACATCAAAGGTGCTAATCAACTATATGGAAAATTTCAAATTATTAAATAGACCAATTACATTGGGTGTAGCGAATCAAGTATGTACAAATATAAGTTTTATCATATTTAATAAATATACGGATTGCGTTAAAAATAATAATTTGGTCGATGCAATCAATATACTATTATCTATATATGACAATGGATATTCTGTAATGGATATTCTTGACAACTATTTTTTATTTGTTAAATCGTCTACAATGCTCACAGAAGATCAAAAATATAAAATAATTTCGATTATTTGTAAGTATATCAATATTTTCTATAATATTCATGAAGATGAAGTAGAATTGTCATTATTTACAAATAACATATTAGATATAATGTAGGTAGTATTTCCACTTTTTTTAAGTGAAAAATTAAATAATATTATTATATATGTCAGTTCAAATATTTAAAAATAAAATTCCTAATAATCTTTTGTTTGATTTATTGGATAAAATTTGCGTTAAAATAAAAAATTATTATATAATAAATACTATATCTTTTAAAAAAGGCACATATAATACGAGTATTGTCGATTTTTTGGAAAGTTGTAGAAAATATTACCACATATCCAAACGCAAATATTTGGATAAACAATTAACTTATAATTCGTTCATCACAATTATTCGACAAATATGTAAACATAATAATATTCAATATAAAAATGAAAACAAATATGATAAATCAAACTATGTTATATATTATTATATATATATACCAACTGAAATTACACAACCGAATCGTGATGAAAATATTATAGAAAATGAAGAATCAATTCCACCTATATAATTAATTATTACTATTGTTGAAATTGTAAAAAGCGTAAATTAATAGAATAAATATAATTATTCCCATTAATAAATGAAGTATTCAGAGAAATATTTCAACCAGAATTATTCGATTAAACATAAAAAATTATTAATTAATATCAAATATTATAATCATTTGATATTAATATTATATAATGTATTCATTTACCAAAAATCAAATATTATACGATGAAGCTATTATATTTAATGTGTTTGAATTATTATATAATTTAGTTACATTTCAAACAATAAAAGAAAATATTCGAAATAAACATATTCGCATTTCTACAAGAGTAAGTGTTGTGCTTATTCCAACAAGAACAGAGTTGGAATCGTGTGATTTATGGTGGTCGAGTAATATATATTACAATAATCAATCCTATATTAATATGTTACAAAGAAAAATGATCAATGACTTCCCATCTATAACGAAGAAAGACTTGAAAGCAAAAATAATGATTGAGCTCAGTAAAGAATAATGAATTTATACCAATGAAAAATTATATATCCATATCTAGCAAATTAATATTACTGTTAGATGAATATAATCTTTTTTCATTGTCATGATTTTCTTTTAACAGAAGATTGTGGTGAGTTAATTGTTCAATTGTATGATTTCGACCGATAATATCTCTCTCTAATCGAGCAATAATGATTTTTTGATTTGTTATATTCATTTTCATTTCTTCGCATTCTTTATAATAGTTTTGTTTGTTGGTATTCAGAGAAGTTAACCAATTACGATGACATAGTGTTTTTATATGTGCGGAAAAAGAATTATAATTATTGAATATCTTATCTTTTCTGGATCCACATGAACAGCGTATACCGTGTTGTATTTTACTGAAAGAAGGGATTGAATCGATATAATTGCCGTCATCATCAACACTTGCGATATAATATTCGGGTTCAATTGTTAAATCCATACTATGGTGTTTGATTCGGTTGATTTCTTTATATTACTTATATATTGCTTTATTTGGGTGGGTTAAAAGAAGCCATTTATGGGCTTTCTACTGAGTTAGTTTGGTCCAGGAACTGCGGCTGGGTATGACATTTTTGGAACATAATTTCCTATATCAACTGGTTTCAATCCCCACACTGGGGCACCTGACGGAACCTTCCAGAAGCTGACAAATTCTCCGGTTCTTTGTTTCATCGGTTCTATTACACCAACTGGTGCATTAGGCGTATTTGCCAGCAGTATATATTTTGAAATAATCATATTTCCTTCTAGAACCTGCTTTGTTGACATGCGCACAAACCAATTATAATGATTTCTGCTTTTCAATTCTTTTTCTGGTATATAAATGCCATACATTTTCGTATTAAAATTAATATAGTCATCTGTCAGCAAATTATCGACTAATACTTGCTGATTTTCTATGGTTTTTGTTCCTATCAATTCGCCATCTATTAATTCCATTTCATGTCTTTCTATGCGAGAATTACACCATCTATTAAAAGAACCCAATAATTTCGTTTCATCAGTGTAATCTCTCGATATCTCTCTTTGCATAAACTCAATCAACTCACCTATTACTTGTGTTTCTTTGTGAGATCCCATAATTTCTATACTTGGATAAAAATCGAAATGAGATGAAGTTATATTACGATTGACAAATTCACCTATAAATGGCACACTTGTCCCTTGATACAAAGTTATTAAATTTCGCATACAAATAAATGATGGCGGAACACGAATGCCACCATACTTGTATAAAAGCTTCATCATTCCCAAATCTATCATATACTGTTTGATAGGAGATGAAATGCGTGACATATCTACGTACCAATGAGGCAATAATTTTGCAAATGATTTGTCATCTATTAAGCAAATGTGAAAAGAATCATCACATCTTTCAATAATCGTCTTTACAGTCAAATATAAATAAGGTTGATTCAATTGATAGGACGACCTCGATCCAAATGAATCCCACTTTCTTGAGTTATATTCATAATCAATAAAAATCCATAATATAGGTTTCTCCATTTTTTCTAATCGCGTATCATCTGGTTCTGACAATAAATACTTCTGTATAACATTATAATTATATGAAATGTTCTCTCTATCTATCTTGTGTTGATACCTTTGATACAAATATAAAATAACTAGAACAATAAATACCAATAAGAAATATGTAATCATGTTCATTTTGCCATTTAAATTCATATATATATCTGCGATTATAATGTTTATTAAGTTCGTTAATAAACATTCGGTTCGATGGTTAGTGTAATAATTGTACATTTTTCCAAAACTCGGAACTCTTTTGTTTGACCTGTTCATTTTGTTTTGCTAAATTATACGCCACTTTTATAGATACATCATCTTCTTTTTTATGTTTTTCACTCAAGTATAACTGCGCCTGCTGCTCATTTAATGGTTGCATATCTTGTGTATTTCTAAAATGAATAATTTCATTTACGGTATTAAATTTATGTACATTATCATAATCCTCCATCGTAATTGGAATAATTGTTTCTGTGTGTGCCTTGTGTAAATCCTGATATGCCAGTCCAGAAAAGAGTCCCGAATCATAATCTGTTGGAGCATTCGGTGATAAATCTGATGCAGACATATTCGAACCAATACTCCATATATCTTGGACTTCTCTCTTTGTTACTAATGACTGTTCTCTTAGAATTTTTTTCCTTTCATCGATATACTGATTCATCTTATTCAAATCCGTAATCGTCTCTGGGGCTGCCATATTATCGTCATTTCTTAACCAATCATCATATCCTTTTGTATCTTTTTCATTATATATATGCGTATTATCAAACTGCTTATTAAACCATGTATTAAATGAACCTTTGTTCTGATGAAGAGACTTGTTTTCATTGAACCAATTATCGAGAATTCCGTTTTTTTCTTCGTCATAATTAGATGATGTATATTCTGTGTTCTTAGTATTTCCTTTTTGTTTGAACTCCCATATCATATACACCATATTATACGCTTCTCCATAAAAACGAAAAAATCTCGGGTCCAGTCCAGACTTATCTGGATGAGTTTTCAACATCTTGTTCTTTGCCTTCTTTAAATCGGTTTCAGTAAAATTATTTGGAATATCGAATAGTCGGAGTATATCATTCAAATCATAATTGTTTATATCTAAATCTATCGTTGTATCCATTCTATTATACTATTTATCTGTATTTAATTTATGGCGTATAACGATTCATATTTAACCAATTTGTGTTGCACCAGAATGATCCAAATGACAATGACCGTCATCGATATATAACCAATATATGACACGACATGGCATTTGATAAACTGCTTTAAAATGAGTCGGATGGGCCAAAATCATATCTCGAATTAATATGGTATTATTTCTCTCTAATTCTATTTTTTCACCAGAAGGTCCTAATAGAAATAAACGTATAGGTGGATGCTTATCAGGAATTGCTTTAAATTGTCTATATATATTCACATATAAATCTTCTGTCGTCATTGTTTTATATACGGATACCCATTCTTTATATCCACAGCATTTTCTCAGTTCAAAAATATATTGGTGTTCATAAATAAGATTTAAAAAAGTGTGTTCATTATTTTCAAAATCTTCGAATGACATAACAAAGATGGCTTAAATCTATTTAAGTATTTATTTATATTTATTTTAACAAATATTACTGCTGTCTAGCTACACGCATAAGTTGATTCAAATGACTACCACATCTTTTAAAAAAACTATGAAGTGCTTCTGGATCAGCACCAGTAACCATATCATTTGGAACATATCCTACATTTCCTTTATGATAACAGAGGATTGCTGGAATTCCATTGACCATACGTTTACTTTTTAAAAAAGAATACAAATCAAAGCTCTCGTCTACATTAATGTCGGCACACAGAACATTTGCAGGCGATGATGCGAAAAAAGCATCTATAATAGGTGCAATCAATTTACATGGTCCACACCATGGTGCGCCTAATTTCATGATAAATAGTCCTGGATTTATCTTCAATATACCTAAAAATTTATCTCTCGTATCTATTCGACTGATTACATTTTTGGTGATGTATTGATTTTCGCTTTGTTGTTGTTGTTGTGGTTCCATTAATAGTAATTAATATATTATTAAAATAATATATTAACTAATTTTATTCATTTATTCGTTCATTTTGAACATTTGAAAATAGCATCTTCAATGAAAGAAATAGAAAGATCAGGCAATTCGGCGTGAGCCTCCCAAAAATATCGACAAAATGCCCAAATAAATTCGCAATTTTCAGGATACAACTCGTAATGTTGTCCTAAATAATTTTTCAATTTGATAGGCAAAAAATCTAATCCTGAACGGGGTACAACATAACATAATTGAACCAATTCTGCAACAGCAGTAGTATTTTCTTTAAAACATATTTTGGGAATACTCTTTCCACCATACTTGAATAAATCACTCAATAATGGTGGATAACTATATTTATACTTCCATGTCCAATCGACGCAATCTTCTGTATAATATCGCATAGTCCATTCTAATCCTTCTAAATAATTTAAAACAACAATAGGAATTTCCTCTTCCATATTTTTCGATTTCATTTGAAAGAGAGAACGATAATAACGTCGTTTCCATCCATCAATATTTGGTTGAATATACTTCTCCAACTCTCTTTCATAAGTGGGTATATTATCGATTTTTCGCCATTTATTCTCAGGAGTATCTTCTGGAATATTTCGTCCATTTCTCTCTTTTCTATCTCTTAATTTTACCTCATCGATGAAAAATTTTTCTTCATTATGAGATAACCATTCTAACAACAGTAATACGTTCTCCCAATAAATAATATGACCATCCGTTAATATCTTATTTTTTTGACCGATTGTTGATCGATATGCGTTTAATAACTTGTCTATACCGCCGGTTCTAATATTGAGAGAAGGAAAATGTGGCATAAAATCATTTCCTAAGAAAAAACACAGAAATATATAATCATATATTCGATTTACATTAACATGAATTGGAACACCCTCACTCATATTTAGAGTAATTATATTTGCCAATTCATGTATGTCCATTAAATATGTTTCACCCGGTTCAAGATCTTGTTGAATGGATTTGATAAATTCTGGAGTTTCTCTGAATAAATATATTTTAGGAGAAATTGGTAAGTGGTTAATAGATAACATAATTAAATCGGCATCTAATCCGTAAACAATATGTGTATCTTCTTTGTTGATATCAGTTGATAATTGTCGTATATAATGAAATATTTTGTGTTCTCCTTCTCCCTTTTCTTGACTTGTAGAAACAATAATATTTTCGACTTGAAAGAGAGAAATTATAGCCGGATCTTCAAAGTGGCATTTGATTCGATTATTTAATTCATCCATAAATGGAGTTCCTGGTGTGATTTGACATGTATTCCATTCGGCGATTTCTGGAATAGATGATATAGCAGTAGTTGTTGTACCATTCTTAATATTACGCATCATTTTACACTGATACCACGATTTGTATCGCCGTTGACGTTGCTGTTCCAGTTTTGCAATAGGTGCAACCCCATCAAAAGCAATATATACCAATTTTTTCGGCGAAATGACTTTGATATACTCGCCAATTTTGACAATAACATCTGTAATGATACTATTGACTGTAGGTTGTGTTGTATGATTTTTAATAACATCATAAATGATGGAGTTACTGTCCAAATAAAATCGATCTACATGTAAATTATAGGTATTTAGCTTTCGAATAATATGTGTATAATTTCGCACAATATAAGAAAAATAACTTGGGATGCCCATCTACTATTACTTGTAGGGATGATTTTTAAGTTGTAATTTATAATATAAAAATCGTGCTTAGGGTCTTTAAATTAAATTAAATAAAATAATATATAAAATTTCGGGAATAATAATCTTATTTATAATTATATATGAATGAATTAAAATTAGTCGAAAATAAAATTGAATTTTTCAACAACATTGTTCAAAGCACTATTTTACATATTCAAACAAATAAGAGTCTACAGATTTTATTGGAAAATGAATATAATACATGTATTCAGTTGTTGTCTAATTTAAATGATAAAATTGTACAACTAAATCTATATATTTCTACCAATTATGATAAAGAAGTAATCATTGGTAAACTTCAAGTCATTAATAATGAATTATCCAGTATATTAAAATCATATGGAACCGAATCTTTTGAAAAACTATTGACTGTTTGTTTTGGTAATAATAAATATATTCAAACAAATGATAGTATACTTTTATTGAAAAATGAATTATTGAAAAATTACTTTCATCCTACTGGATATAAAGTTGTTCATCACAAACCACCTGATGATAACACTGAGGATACAGAACATTTTCACTGTAGTGATATTATGTTAACTAGTAGTAACTTCCATAATAAAGTATATGGTATGAAAGTATATATTAAAAATGTAAGCGTCAACAAAAGTCTTATCGTATTTGGTGTCGTTGATGATGTCGTCGTCGAATTTTTAAATAATCCATTTATTTCTAATAAATTAGACATCATCAAGAAAAATATACCCTCCTCTGAAAAAATGTTTCATACTGAAATGTTCAATAAATATCTCTCTTCGTTGAGTCTGAAAGAACTATTAGTATCTTCTCATACCGAAATATACAACAAATTTATAGGATATTCTTACTTGTATAAAATTATGAAAAATAAACCATTGAATAGTATTATTAAAGATTTTCTACTTTCTGATTTATACTCTAAACGAAACATGCTGCTGTTATTATTTTTCAATATGGATGAATATGAAAACACATTTATTGCTTATATATTATACGATCTTCTGTCAAACGATAATAACATTCAGGATGAACAAAATGTTCTTTTCAATAGTATGCCTTTAATCGTTCGTCAGTTTTTTTATTCTTCTATGAAAAAAATTATACATAACACGAATGATTACTCGAATAAAGATGTCCAATCTGTATCGTTAGAACAACGAATTCATTTATTGAAAACTCCTAGTAGTGTCAAAGACAAGGCATTTATTAAACTAAAAGAAATCAAATCCAAAACAGAAGATAATAACTCTAAAGCAAGACACTACTTAGACGGGCTTTTAAATATTCCTTTTGGGATATTTAAAAGTGAACCTATTTTAAATGTAATGGCTAATAATCGCGCTCATTTTAATCATCTTACTGAACGGTTAATACAACAAAATAAATTAAATTATTCCATTCCAAAGAAGGATAAATATACTAATATGGAAATAATAATTCACGTCAAAAATATCAAAGATGCTATTTATAACTGCGATGCGAACATTAACAGTGTTTCGAAAACAGATGTAAATCAAATGAAAAATCGCATGATACAAGGAGATAAACAACAACTTATTGAAAATATAACTACTATTCAATCTATTTTAGATAATGACGATGATTCTATTGATAAAATCAATAAAAAGCACACGAAAACTGATTTGAAACAGCATATAACTAAACTTATTCAAAAGTATTCTACGAATGAATCGGTTTTAAATAAATTATGTAATATATCTACCCCTAGTATAACACAACAAGAAATTGACGTAATAAATACTCATATAGATCATATTCAAACCAATAATACTTCTATAAATAAATATTTATGTGGCGTTGGAGCAATATTAGATAAATCTGTATATGGAAATCGACCCGCAAAATTACAGATTGAAAAAATCATTGGTCAATGGATAAATGGAGAACAAAAAGGATACTGTTTTGGATTTGAAGGTCCACCTGGCGTAGGTAAAACGACTTTGGCAAAGAAGGGTATTGCCGATTGTTTAAAAGATGAAAATGAAATTAGTCGTCCATTTTCATTTATCCAAATGGGAGGAGATACAAATGGCAGTACTATACATGGACATAATTATACATATGTCGGTTCTAATTGGGGATCTATTGTTCAAATACTTATGGATACGCAAATAATGAATCCTATTATTTATATCGATGAAGTAGATAAAATCAGTAAAACTGAACACGGAAGAGAAATTATTGGAATTTTGACACATTTATTGGATTTCTCTCAAAATGACAAATTCCAAGACAAATTCTTTCATGGAATTGAAGTCGATATGTCTAAAGCACTTTTTATTCTCTCTTATAATGATCCTTCTATGATTGATCCTATATTACTAGATAGAATACATCGTATCCAATTTCAATACCTTTCTACAGAAGATAAAATTGTTATCACTAAACTTTATTTATTACCTGAAATATTATCTAATATGGGGTTAGATGAAATGATCGTCATTGATGATATAGCAATACAATACTTGGTCGAAAAATATACTCTAGAGTCGGGCGTTCGTAAACTGAAGGAATTATTATTCGAAATTATTGGAGAGATCAATATCAACATTTTCAAAAATATGATCCAATTAGAATCATACCCAATCCATATTACCATTCCTGATATTCAAACTTATTTAAAAGATCGTAATGAAGTTATTCCTCCTGAAATATATGATCATAGCCATGTTGGCATTATTAACGGTATGTGGGCAAACTCTTTAGGACAAGGTGGTATCCTAAAAATATTTGCACAATTTTTTCCCAGTGCGCATTTTATGGATTTAAAACTAACAGGATTATTAGAAAAGGTAATGCAGGAAAGTATGCATGTTGCTGAAACTCTCTCTTGGAGTTTGACTTCTAAAGAACGAAAAGAAGTAATCGTTAGCGATAAACATAAATATGGAATACATATTCATGCTGGAGAAGGATCTGTTAGTAAAGATGGTCCAAGTGGAGGTGTCGCAATAACTACTCTCATTTATAGTTTATTAAATGACTTGAAAATACGGAATAATTTTGCAATTACTGGTGAAATTGACTTGAATGGAAATGTATGTGAAATAGGTGGTCTAGATTTGAAAATTATAGGTTCGATCAAGTCTGGTGTGACATCCTTCATTTTTCCTCATAAAAATATTAAAGATTATCATAAATTATTGAAAAAATATGATAATAACGACATATTTACAAATATCTCTTTTTACCCAGTTAATACGATTCATGAAGTATTTGAAATTATTTTTGACAATTAATATTATTTCGTTATAATATGAGTTCTATCAATACTACCAATAATGTATCGTTTCAGCAATTGTTTATAGATGTTGTAAAATCGAGCATTTACTATTCTCCTATCATATTAAGTATATGTGTTATCGTTCTTTCTTTTTTATTTCAAACACTGACAGGGTTTTTCTTCTTTATTTTTATATTGTTCTTTACTGCAATCAGATTTGGTTTTGTTCAATTTGTCCCAAAAATTCCCTTTATGGAGGAGGGAAAAGTGAATAAATGGTGTTCCATTAATGATCCATATAATACTGGTAATGGTTTTGTTGTTTTTTATACTGTATTTATCGTTTTTTATATTTTAGCACCAATGATGATTTACGGAGTATACAATTTCTATCTTTTTTCATTTTTACTCATATATTTAATAGCTATTATGGTTTTTAATATATATGTTGACAAATGTATGAATATGACTGGTTTATTGTTAAATTTTGGTGGTGGCTTCGTTTCTGCATTGATTTCAATCATGTTGTTAGTCCAATCAGGTAATGTCAAATTATTATTTATGAATGCATTGGATACCGATTCTAATTTTTGTTCAATGCCTACATCTCAAACATTTAAGTGTAATGTCTATAAAAATGGTGAAGTCATTGCATCCAGTTTATCGTGAAGTTAATCCAACTTTAAAAAAAGTTGGTCAAATGGGTTAAGCCAAAAGGGGGACACGAGAGTTCACAGTAGAAGGATTATATATAACAAAAAGTTTTCTATGTTTTAAAAGAAATTGTTTCACTTGACGGACTGTTACTTCTCTCGCAAAAGTATCTGCCAACATTTTCATATCACCTGTTGTCTTATATGCATCTACAAATTGATTAAAGCACTGGTGAATATTACACTTTTTATATTCTGCAAGATGATTCTCATGAAATATACTTTGATTTTTTCTTTTTCTAACACTATTATGAAATATAAACATCAAGAATACAAAATCATTCTTGTTCTTAATATGTTGAAATCGAACAGAAGAGAGAAAATTTGTTGCGTGCATAGAACAATCTGGACACGGTAAATTTTTACATATTTGTTTTATTATGCCAAAAACTGGCAACCCTATCACATGAAATTGATCTTCTTTAATATTCTCAACCAAACAGTGAATAAAACGCCAAATAGGTGGACCCCATTTACTAGAAGGTGACATATACTAATGAATAATAATATAAATATATTAATTTAATGTTAATATATGTATGTTATCGAAGATAATATCGACTTTTACAATGAACTTATTAAAGATGAACCAGACACAGACACCGATGATTCTTCTTATTGTCTCATTAGTCAAACACCTCTATTATCCAACTCGATTTCATTATTATGTGGACATAAGTTCAATTATGAACCTTTGCTGAATGATATCAAAAATCACAAAACCAAATTCAATACCCTAGAGAGAAATTCTTTAAGCACAATCGAAATTAGATGCCCATATTGTAGATCTATACAGAAACAACTATTGCCATACGATATATTATATCCTAAAATACATGGAGTTAACTTTTTCGATGAAAATATATACTTCTCACAATTGAGTAAAAAACAAGAAAAATGGTGTAAAGGAAAGTGTACATTTTCTAAACAAAATTTTCATACCAGTGATGAAATTATACCACAATGTCATGAAAAATATGTCACGTATATTGATATATTTAAATCATTCTTATGTTATACTCATAAAACGGTTTGTATTCATGACTACTTAAAAGCAAAGAAAGAAAAAGACATCGCCGCTAAGAAAAAACTGAAAGAAGATATAGCACTTCAAAAATTTGAAGCTAAGAAAAAACTGAAAGAAGATGCCAACGTATTGAAATTAGAGACAAAGAAAAATATCCCAAATTGCTCTTTTATTCTCCAAAAAGGTAAGAATAAAGGTAATCAATGCTCATTTAAATGTATAAAAAATACATCATTCTGTTCACGACATACACAAACTGGAGACGATACTGTTATACCTCAAATCGAAAAAAAATCTGTTGTTGACACAACTCAAGTGTCTTAACAAACAGACTATGTATAAATTATATATTTCCATTTTCTTTCATTTTCTTCACTTTTCTCGATTTATGATAAATACATACTTCGAACATTATCGTATGTTAATACACCACCTGCAAGTTTGGTTATTATGCGATTATCGCTTAGCCTGGTTCCAGTGCTGATTCTGCGAATATTGTATTGATTTATATCAATCCCACGTTTTGCATACCATGAGATACTTGCAATTTTACATCCATTTCCATTTCTCGAAATAACGATGTTGTCAATGATAAAGACCATGTTGAATTGCGTTTGAACGATGTTGTTGTTTTTAAAGTAATACAATTCTACTGAGAAATATGTATTTCAATTTTTTTATTTTACTTTTTTCCACACCATAAAGTAAATTTTCAAAATTGGAATTAAATTATTTACTACTTAAATAAAAATCATTGATAGAAAACAAATGAATGCTGGAGGAGGAGGCAGTATAAATGAACCAAAAGTCGAGACAAAAGAAGAATTAATCCATAGTATTAAAGAATGGATTAGATTAGATAATGAAATCACTAAAATGAATAAAGAAGTAAAAGATCTAAAATCAAAACAGAAAACAATGACTCAAACATTGGTTTCTGTCATGAAAATGAATTCGTTAGATTGCTTTGATATCAATGGAGGACGTATTTTATATAAAAAAAGTAAAATCAAAAAACCAATTAATACCAAAATGTTACTTGCCACACTACAAAATTATTATGTCGATAACCCTTTAATTGCTGAAGATGTAACAAAGTTCGTTCTTAATAATAGGGAAGATGTTGTCAAAGAAACTATACGCAGAAAATTAGACAAATAAGAAATTTTAGTATTTAAATAAAATACAATTTATTTAAATATGTATCACAACCGAAATGACTCTGACTCTGACGATGTAGACGATGAACATTATATGCTCTTAAATAATGAAGTAGAACATCTTTACAAGTCGTTAAATATATGTAATACTGCTACATATGAAGGTTTAACCTATTTAGAAATAGAAATGGCTCCACTCTTTTTGAAACTGAATCAAACGCCTGAAATAAAGAGAGAAGTACATATTTGTGCATATAATATCAATATCTCTCTTCAACAACCATTTATACAATATTTCTTACATAAACCGTATAATTTACAAGAAGATTCCAAATTCAAAAGTGAATTTGTATTTCCTCATTTTCAGTATAAAAATGAACAAGATGTTCTTATGAAATCTATGACTACGATCGAAGTATTATCTACATCCTTCTATAAAGATACGCAATTTGAGTTTAAAGGGTATTTGGTCGATGACACTGATATATTTATGTTCTTCGATTGTAGTCATATGATAATTGATACTTTAAAAATGACTAAAACAAATGATCTATGGTTAGTTACAATAGATGAAATCATAAATCACAGAAAAGTTTGCGAATTCAATATTCATTCATCGGTAGTTGATCTCTTTCACAAATATGATAAACTTGTATATTTAATGGATGATACAGGAGAACATTATGAATTACCTATTATAGCATATACAAATTGTCCTACTAAACGATTAGATTTTATATCTACATTTGGAACTTCAACTTGTCCATCTGGAATTTTTGGCAATCATTACTATTTTACAGACTATTTTTCTGCGATTCAAAAGTTCGAGAATGATCAATACATAGGATTAATGAGATGTATATTATTTTTAGGTAAAATGAAGATTGTTCTCAATTTAAATAATGATTCTGTTGATACATCTTCTGTAGTTATCCAAAATTTGGCAACACCAGAAGAAGATATATCTATTCGTGCTCGATTAAAAATACGCATTACAGACTATGACTCTAAGTGGACATTATCATATGACAGTATATATGTTGGACAAATCGAATTAGATGATGGTTCTATACTAACAGATGGTCCACTATGGGTAGTTAAGAAGCAGAATCAATATCATATTTTATCTTCTCATATCATAAAAATTACCCCTGACGAATTGAAAGAGATAAAGTATAATACATATATTACGTGAAATAATAATGGTATATATAATTAATATGTCTAAAATGAGAAGTTTATTCACATATTTTTTTGTATTAATGGCAATCATTTGGGGATTATATTACATTCTTCTATTTTATGGCTATGAACAAGGTCTCATATTTATAAAAGTATATGCTGTATATTATATTTTTCTCTTTGTAACAGTATTCTTTGCTATTATATTCAACTCTTATACTGGCAGTGATGATGATGAAGGAAGTATTTGTTATAAGTATAATCAGCAAGCTAGTTTGAACGCAATAACTGGAGAACCGCCGATATCAGTGACGCCACCACCATTACCATCGACAATATCATTACAACCGGAAATAGAGACAGTTCAATTAAATCCAAATTCAAATCCAACTATTTAATTCCAGATTATAATCGGGAAGATACTGCGTTCTTTATATCATTTTATATATTATATAAAAATTGAATTAAAGTTATTATAAACAATATAAAGAAGAAAGGCAATCATGGAACGCAAATTAAACATCAAAGTTGAACAATATCTTACTTCATTCAAGGATACAATTCGTGATAAAGTCACTGAGATGAATATCGATGATTCTACAAAAGCAGAAGAACTTTTGCAATTTATTTATAATTATGAACGTTTAGTCATCGACAAAGATGATTTGACAAATCGCAAAAGAGTGAAAAATGTGGTCCCTTTCTTTGATCGTTGTAGTTCAAAAAGGGCAAATAATGAACAATGTTCTCGAAGAAAGAAAGAAGGGTTTGAATACTGTGGAACTCATTTAAAAGGAACGCCACACGGAATCGTCAATATTACAAATGGCACACTTGATGAACCAACAACACAGAAGTTGGAAGTATGGGCTCAAGATATTCAAGGCATCGTATATTACTTGGATAAAAACATGAATGTGTATCAAACAGAAGATATTGTAAGCAATAGCACAAACCCGAAAATCATTGCTAAATATACTCAAACCGGTGATTCATATCATATTCCAGTATTTGGGATCTAATTTTCACTCCAAAAACACAGCAGATAGAATTAGAAAAAGAATAATTATAAATATATTATTCTTTTTTATGGTTATTATATTTCAAATACTTATTCACAAACTCATCAATATCTTATAAGGATAATACGGAATGCTTTTTGGCCCCACCTTTTTTAAAGGTGGGAGTAGAATCAGGAAAAGTGTTGTTCAGTGATATGTTGAGTGTGTTATGGTTATCAAAGCCTCGATGTATGATCTTGATAGAAGATGCGTCGTCAATGTGGTGTGAGATGTGGATAAAAGATAAAAGGTTGTTGAGTTACAAAAAAGTGTTGATAACGAAAAGTGATAATGATAATGATAATGATAATGATAATGAGTTGCGATGGAAAATCTCAAAAAGAGAAATAATAAGACCGAGCTTCTCAACCTTCTCAACCTTCTCAACCTTTGGGAAAGGTTGAACCAAAGAGACGCCATAGGCGTCTCCCTTGCTCGTTGCTGTGCGCAACAGAGGCGGAGCCTCCCACTTCGGGAAGTGGATAGGTTGAACCAAAGAAGAATACAATTACTACTACAATTACTACTACAATTACTACTACAATTACTACTACAATTACTACTACAATTTCTCTCTTTCTCTCTTTCTCTCTTGTTGAGATATAGATATAGATTTGAACAACAAAACAAGAAAGAATATATTTAATCTTCTGTATCTGGTAAAAGAGAGAAACGCCAGCCCCACCAGCCCAGCTAGACCTCCCATACCACGCACGCAATCAACATGGATCTATATAATATGTATACTCATTTCTGCTTTTGTCACTCATTTCTGCTTTTGTCACTCATTTCTGCTTTTTCTCTCTTTCTCTCTTTATTGACAATATATACTTCTTCTATAAAGTCAAGTCAAGATTGAAAAGGTTGATCAATTGGGTATCCACAGAAGATTATATAGTATACTATTGACTTCTTTCAAATCAGAGAAAAAGAGAGAAGGTCTTGTAAGATCGATGATAGAATATATATATTATTACTTCTTTCAAATCAGAGAAAAAGAGAGAAAGTCTTGGAATATCGATGATAGATTATATAGTATACTATTGACTTCTTTCAAATCAGAGAAAAAGAGAGAAAGTCTTGGAATATCGATGATATATTATTACTTCTTTCAAATCAGAGAAAATCAGAGAAGGTCTTGGAATATCGATGATAGAATATATATATTATTACTTCTTTCAAATCAGAGAAAAAGAGAGAAGGTCTTGGAATATCGATGATAGAATATATACATTAATACTTCTTTCAAATCAGAGAAAA